GAGGTTAATGAATATTCAAAATCAACTTCTCCACCGTCAATATATGTAATATATTCATTTGAGTACCAAACTTTAGGACCGTGTGCTCCGAAACTTTCTAAGTATTTTTCTTTTACAGGAGTATAATTTTTAAAAAACCGTGTCAACGTTCCTTCATTACAATTATATACAGGAATGTTAAATGTACAATCTCTTTGTGTATCAATATGTGCCGGTAATTGCCCTGGTTCAAATTTCATAAGTTTTATAAAATCTTTTAATTTAGGATGTTTATCTCTTATATCTTGTAGGTACTTATAGTCTTTGACTTGTAATACATTTTCATCTGTATACCTTAATGCTAGTGGTGCCGGAGCATCTATCCAGTCTTGAGTAATCCATTGTGTTCCTAATTCAACAAAGAAATTTATATCAATATCACTTTTACTAAACTCTTTTACATATTGATTATGAATCATATGATTAATCCTTTTAATTTTTTATTATATATTTCGCAAACTTCTTCGTATGGTTCTTCAAAACACAACTGAAAAACTATTCTAGGACTTTTGTCGTTGTATTCTACGTTATGAAAACACCCACCAGTATTTAATATTGCTCCGCAATTATGGTATCCTACACTACAAACAAAATTTTCATTATCATCATAAAACATAGTTTTACTTGCAGTTGGTGCTAATGGAAAATTAATTACAGTTTGCCTAGGCATATATAAATTTTCATATTCGTTATAACGATTACGATCTTTATGTATTTTACTTCCTGTTTCTGTTACACGTAATAATTGGCACACACAATTTATACCTTTAGGTTTAAAATGCTGAATTGTACTAGGTAGTTTAAAAAAACTTATTTTATAACTTATGTCTACAAATGCATCTGTGGCTAGTGCATACTCAAGTAACGAATCTCTTGTTACTTGTGATAAAGCATATTGTACTTGTTTATAATATGGATCATAACTCTGTAGCATATTCTTTCTTTTTATTTTCGTATTTTTCTTGTAACAGCTTTGTTACTACTCCAGTTTTTTGTGTTTCTGTAATGCCGCCGCTTGAACTAGTAATAAAAATTTCATCAGCATTATGAAACATTGTTGTTGTAATAGGCATACGTTTAAAAGTTATATTATTTTCTTTTGCTATATCTTCAACGACACTCATAGTAATACCTTTAAGAACATTATTATTTGCTGTTTTAATTACTCCGTCTTTGACAATGCCAACGTTAAATCCAGGGCCTTCTGTTACAAATCCATTTGTATCTACTAAAACTGTAGTGTCGTACTCTTCTGGTTTATTTCGCTGACTCATTGTAAGTTCAATCCAGGCCATATTCTTATATTGTTGACCATAGTAATCATCGTTAACACGATTTGTATCTTGATCTAAGTATAATTTAACTTGCGGATTTTTTGCAATAGGATAACTAGGTTTAATATACATTGCAAAATGTGTAGGACAATTTTCTAAATCTCTTGGATTTCCGCTGGGAGGAAAACCTCTCCAGATAATAAACCATACAAACGCATTGTCAATAGGATTACGCTTTGCAAGTTCTTTTATAATTTCTAAAGGATCTACATCAGGTATAGTTAGTCCATAACGTTCTGCACTGGCTTTAAATCTTCCTAAATGCCTATCATAACAAAATGCTTTGCCGTCATAGACCGGCATAACATCGTAAGTAGCATCACAGTGTATAAAACCAAAGTCAAGTATAGAAGGGCCTATATCTCTTAATGGTAAGTATTCACCGTTTTTATATGCAATTAAATCTAAAACATCATTCATCAAAATGTACCTTTCGTAATTGCGGATCGTCAGGCAATTTTTGCTTCAGTGTTTTCAAACGATTTATTCTCCATTCAAGGAGTTTAAAATCTAACACCCAAGGAAAAATTGCGTGTATTAAACTTCCTATTGTTATAAAAAGTAAAAAGAAAAATTCCCCTATCGCTAAACGGAAATGCCACCAATAGCCAGCGTCTTCGCGACCAGCTTTAGCCTTAGCTTCTTTAAGGTGGGCAAAATTAAACCACATATTTGTTCTGTATCCTTTCTCTACGTTTTTTATATTCTTGAATATTTAATTTCCATAAATTTTGTTTTGTATAATATAATTCTATTTCTCCTTTGTCTTCTAATATACCTTGCTTTGCTAATAATCCCATTAATCGATGATTCCTAGCAGCTTTGCCGTTAGAATGATCGTTATATAGATTTGTTGTCATATAAAGATTATCACTTGGACACCAATCTATAAACAAAGGTATAAACTCTCTCTGTGTTAAACTATTCCAATCTCCTTTACCTAGACCTTTAAAACTATCTGTATGAGGTAATTCGCATCCTCTAAAAAGTATTCTCCAAGCATCATTAGAAACTTCAGGTAAAGGATGACATCCTGCAACTGCTATAATTTCTTCATCTCTAATTGCACACCAATATTCTCCTTGTGTTTTACACCAAATTAATTTCATTGCACGAAAGCTAGAGTTATTTTCATATCCTAAATCTTTACATTTATTACAAAATACTTGTAACATATCAAGATGTTTATCTTGTATTTTTTCTATCTTAATCATAGTACTTGAAAATTATGAACAGTATTTAAAAAAGTACGTTCATTTAATTTTACATTAATTACTAACCAATAACTAGGGTCTTTTTTTGTATTAAAAAGTTCGTGTTCTTTAGCAGTATCAATAAAATACAATCCTCCAGATTCCCAATTTAATAACTTTCCTTCTAAAATAAAGTTACACGGATTAACTAAAGGAGATATTAATCTAAAACTATCTAGCTTTGTTCCTCTAAAATCTCTATGTTTAGGAAAAAATCCGCCAGGTCCTAATTTTAAAATGTGTGTTCTAAATATATCTCCCTTCCAAGGATCTAATATTTTTTTCAAATCTTCATTTTCATAAACCGGAGTTGGGACACAAAAATCTTCTTCTTCGTATGTTGTACCATTTTCTTTATTATATTCGTGTAAACTATCTAGATCAGGGATACCACTTATTCCGCCATCTAGACTAGTAATACTCAGTCCTTGCCTATTATTCGGTAAACGTCTAGGGTTATACTGTACGTACTCAAAGTTTTCTTCAGTCCAATCTACAATTTTGCGGCCAGGAGCATAAAACTTTAATTGGTTAACTTTGCCATAAGTTACAAGGGTGTTATAGAGTTGCATACTATTATATATCGTATTTTTCAGTCAGTACTAGCCGTATTGAGTTATATACACATATAAATAAATTGTGATTATAGAATCGATTTCAAAAAATAACTGGTTTACAGACTACACTGTACAATGGCGTCCAATTATGATGTGCAATTATGATTGTAGTTATTGTAGTCCGACAAGTCATTTAGCAATTGAAAAACGAAGCATACCTACTGCTAATGATCTTATTAAAGCAGCAAAAAATCTTAGAAACGCAATTCCTAAAGACAAAGAAACAATGGTTGTTATTACGGGTGGAGAGCCATTTTTAATCAAAGATATACACTTATGGTTAGAATATTTGTTAGACAATAATTTTTATATAATGATATTTACAAATAGTAGTCTAAATGAAGAAACTTACAAAAAGTGTAAAAAAGTTTTTTCAAATAAAAAATTACTTTTTAAAATGAGCTTTCATCCTGAATTTGCAGACATAGATAAATTTGCAACACTGGCAAATAATATACAAAAATTAGGTGCAAAAGTAGAAATACGTGCAATGTTAGCAAATAAAATGTTTGATAAGATTGATGAATTAGAATCTAAAACAAATGTAGATTTTATTAGACTTCCTGTTTTTCCGTTATATAATAAAAAAGAAAATAAAGTAAACCCTATAAACAGTAGCAGCAGAAACTTAAAAGACTATTACCAAACAGCTGACGACGGAAAACTAAACTATTTTACAAAAGACGAATTACAAAAACTTAAACAATACGAAGATGTTGACCCGCCAGATTACTTAAAAATAAAAATAAACGATAATATAGATTACAGTGCAGATAAAATAGTTTTGCAAGGAAAAAATATTTTTAAAGGTTGGAAATGTAGTGTTGTACAACGAAAACTGGTTATTAAACCAAATGGTGATTTACACTATGGTATATGTAATAACGAAGGAGTTTTTGGAAATATCTATGATGAAAATTTAGATCTATTTTCCAAAAAATTTACCACCTGTAATGCTCCGCTTTGTGGAGTAATAGAAGAAGTTATGTTAGAAAAATATAAAGATGTATAATAAAGTAGAACACATACACTTAGAGCCAACTAGCGAATGTAACGCTAGATGTCCAATGTGCGAGCGCACATATGAAACTACATTAGAAACACACCCTTGCTTAAAAGTCACAGAGTGGAAAAGCAACGATCTAGATAAAATCTTAGATGATCCGTTTTTTAAAGATGTAAAAATTATACATATAAATGGAAACTATGGAGATATTGTAAGCCATTCTCACCCTAAAGAATTGTTAAATGTCATTATAAAAAGAAATATTGCATTGCATATCAATACCAATGGCGGAGCATTAAATACTGAATTTTGGAAATGGTTAGGCTCGTACGAGAGAGCACTAGTTGAGTTTGATATAGACGGTTTAGAAGATACTCATCATTTGTATAGACGTAACACAAGATTTGATATTGTAATAAAAAATGCAAAAGCATATATCGATGCCGGAGGCAAAGCTAAATGGGCTATGAATGGATTTAAGCACAATGAACATCAGGTTGAAGAATGCAGAGAATTAGCTAAAGATTTAGGCTTCAGTCAGTTTTACTACAGACCTTCAAGTAGGTGGATGTGGTCAAGCAAACTAGATATTTTAGATAAAAATTACAATTTTGCATACAGTATCGAGCCTGCAAAAGAATTCCAAGATCTTGCAAGTAAATTACCTTACTACAAATCAAGACCTCCTGAAGCATATAAAAACAAAATATACAATAAACGTGTTCCTTTAGTAGAAACTAACTGTAATGTAAATTGTAAGGTTATAGGTGAAAAAAGTATATACAAGCTAGAGTCAGTATACATAAGTTCTGATCAGCGGTTATGGCCGTGTTGCTGGATGCACCTTGACGATATTAGATCAGACTGGAAGGAAAATAAAGGCGGATTTGAAAGTTTGTTTAGAGACAAGGATAGAGATTTTAATAATTTGTTAAAAAATTCTGTTTCTAAAATGTTAGAAAACGGATTGTTTAAACGTATAAGCGATAGTTGGAATACTAATAATGTTTTATACGAGTGTGCAAGGACCTGTAAAGATAAAAATAACTTTCAAATGCAGACATCAGTAAGCTCTCACAACGATCTTAAAAAGTAAAACTTTTTATAATTTTTACTACTTCTTCATTTTGATCTTCATATTCTTCTAAATATTTACGTCCTATGTTAAAAGATTTTCCGCTCACAGTTGGTTTTTCATATAAACCTAGCTCTATTGCTCTATTTAAAAATATAAAATGTCTTTCTATTCTTTTTTTGTAATCGTTTTCTTTACTTTCCCATTCAAAATAATTAGTGATATTATGTATGTCATAATCTTCTGAATTGATATATACCGGTGTACCTGGAATCATAATCATAGGATGGTCAGAAGCAACAGTTTGAACAACTTCAGGATATTCTGCAAACATCTCTAATATTTTAAGTGTGTCTTGAAAATCTTCTTCTGTTTCTGTTGGAAATCCGACAAACATTAACGGAGTAAATTTTAAACCTACTTTTTTCATTTCTTCTAAATGAAATCTAACTGCTTCGTTAGAAAAAGGCTTACCTATTTCTTTTCTTATTTTTTCACTTCCGGATTCTATCCCTACACTAACTGTCTTTAACCCAGCTGCTATCATTTTAGAAAATATTGTAGGATCTGTTTGCCGTATTTCTCTAAATATAAATTGTCCGTTGAACTTAAATTCGACTCCAGTTTCTTCTGTAAACTTTGCTATTACTTCTAACATTTTTACAAATTCTTTTTGATTACCATTGATTAAACTGTCTGTGAATCTAAACCTTTTAATATTATGTTGGTGATACAAATGAATCATTTCATTTGCTATTCGTTCTCCTGATTTCCATAAAAATTTACGCCATAACAAAGGTACATTACAAAATGCACAGTTTCTAACACATCCCCTTGATCCGCTTATATATAATAGAGGATTATTTTTGTATAAGCTAAAATCTATTCCAGTATAATCTGCATAAGGAATAGTTTCTCGATCAAAATTATTATCAAAATCATAATTGTTTATTCCAGGATAATCTTTAACTCCTTCTAGATACTTCACAATAGAAATTTCGGCATCACCTGATATAAAATCGTCAATACGTTTCATTCTTTTTAATCTATCTATTACTTCTACTACACCGTCGTGAGATGTAGTCAAGGCTGGGCCTCCTAAAACAATCTTAACATTAGGATTCTTTTCTTTTATAACCTTTGTTACTAAAAAAATACTAGGAAAACTCCAGTATGAAAAAACAGTTATTCCTATTATCTTTGGTTTTTTTGGAGCAATATATTTTTTATAGTACCGATTTATTTCTTTAGTATACTGTCTTTCTATTTTTAAAACAAGATCTTTGTCTATTAATGTAGTGTCAGATACATTCCAAATATATCCCATTTTTGTATCAATAGTTTGTTTATAAAACCAAGCATTAAAATCTAAAAATTCACTTTTATACCCAGCAGATTTTACACAACCATTGAGCTGAGCAACTGCAAGAATTGGACCTTGCACTTCTAATTTAGGAACTGTCATAAAGAGTATATCAAGTGCCATAATTTTATTTTATTTCTACCTTTACTAAGTTTCTTTGTAAAATAACTTTTAAAAAATCTTCTGATATGTTTTTTTGTAATATACCTAATGGAATATGTCCTATACTGTTTTTCGGATCGTGAATATTAATCCCGCCTTCTACCATCCATTTTTTACAAGCTTTAATTTCTTTTTCTTGGTTATAGATTGTATTTGCTTGTAATTGAAAAAAGAAACTAGGACTATATTCTTTCAACACTACAGCAGTTTTAGGTGTTCTCCCACTTTTCATAGTTTTTAAAAAATCTTCCCCCAATGCATTATAATTTAAATATACTACATAAGGTTCTATATAAGGACTATATAGACTGTAATCTTTTTCATCAAACGCTATTTTTTTAACATTAGGAACTTTTGATATAGGATCTACAACTCTAAATCTTACCCTCGGTGTTAAGTATTTATTACTAAGTTCGTCAGCTAATTTTTCAGAATGATGTATATGATCATTAAAGTTATCTCTGAGGCGTGTTGCTTCCTTTTTTGATAAATTACCGTTAGATATCCAATCATTATTAGCACTAATAGATTCGTATATAAAATGTAATTCGCTAAGATCGTTTATACTGAAAGAGACCTTTCCGGCATCTATTGTATATTTAAAAGGTACTGTATCAGGTATATGACTATTGATATGTGTAATTGTGTTGCTTAATTTTTTAAATTCAGTGCCATACTCAAATCCGCTTAAGGTAAGCTGATATTCATAATTAGAATTATTAATAACTTCTTGGAGTTGTTTACACCATTTATCAATAAAATAATTTTCAAATAATTTTATTTCAATAATATTTTTATATACTTCTTTATCTATATTTTTTTCAAAATGTAAGTTTAATACTTTCATTTTACTCCAATCCTCATAAATCTTGTATACTTAGATAATTTAAGTTCCCCTTGATAGTATACATTCTGCATAGGAGTAGTTCTACTAAAATCGTCTAGATCTATGCAACAATTTATGTGTTCTGGTAAATCGAAGTAATTATTAGTTTGTAATATTACAATTGTTCCTGTTGGTATGTTTTCATACCATTGTTTAAAATTTTCAATGTGTTCACAACTAGTATTAATAATAGTATCAGGCATTTCTGTAAGATTCAAACTACTTCCATCGGCTCTGTAGGTAATGTGTGTAGTAGGATATTCCATATCAAGAATATCTATAGTGCTTGCTTTAAACTGCCAGCCATCCATTACCCAAGGTCTATTCATATTATCAGCTATAGATGCACAACTACTATCAATATCAAAGCTACGTATTTTTTCAAATTTATCTTTTGCACGTTCAAACATTAAACTAGCAAGTGTACCATACCAACCCGCACATATAAAAACAGTACCTAAATTAGATGGCAAATTTTCAACAAGCCATAGTTTACTTTCTAATTGTCCTAAACTAAAAGCATCTACCATAGCAGTTTCACTTTCAGGAAACATATTAAGAGTACGCTTTAGTTGTGAAACTACTTTATTTTCAGGATAAAGATATTCTAATCCATTAAGTAGATTAACTGTATTGCTCATCAAATTGCTCCTTTAACCAGTCGAAATTATTTATTAACTGAAGATCATTGCTATTAGAAAGGCCAAACTCGCGGCCAGCCCTAGCACCGGCAAGAGCGTAGGAACCGTAAGGTCTGTCTTCTCCAATTGTACACCACGTTTCAAGTCTTTGTTCTGTTTCTTCATTTTTCTGCCTATCAATTATTTTACTACTAAGTTTTGCACACTCTCTAAATGCACTTTTCCAAGTGTTAAAAGGATCTGTATTAAATGCTGTAATATTTGATATTTCTTGTATTGCATTAAACTTACCACTTATACTTGTAGTCATATCAGGTTTACTAGTGTCCATATTCAGTGTTTCTTTTCTCGGAAATAATTTTACACCTCCGTATCCGTATACAAGATCATTTATAGGATTTTTTGATCTCCAAACAAAAACATTATCTTTTTTCCATAACGGAACTTGATAATCAAACTTAAAAGTATCAACCATTTGTGCATCACCGTCTACAATCCAAATCATTGGTGTATCACAAATTTTTGCTGCCTCAATATGTGCTTGGTGTATTCCTTTTACTCCGTGTACACGTTTTGTTTTTGGATACTTTTTACATAAATTTTGATAATTTTCATCTGCATTAGGTTCTTGGTAACTTATAAAAACAATATCATACGGCTTAGGTGTACTAGCTATAATATCGTTTTCTTTTTTATTAACAACAAATCCGTAATCCCATTCTCTTTGACTTATTTCACATTGTTTGCTGCACAAAATTATACCATCAAAATAAATACCATTTTTAAAAATATGGTTGCTTTCTCTATCATATTTGTTATCGTGTGTAAAATACAAATCAAAATCGAAATCTTCTGCTACATTAACGTGTGAAGGTATAATCCAAAACATTTCAGTAGTAGATTTTTCTAAAACTTCTTTGTATTCTTCATATGTATCTGCTTTATAAATGTCATATTTTTTAGGATAACACGCAATAGTATTCCATTCTTTTCTATTTACGAAGTGTCTATACTCGATTTCATTTTTTGTTACAGGAGCAAATTTACTACACAAATATATTCCTAATCTATTATTTCCTTCAACTTCTTGTAAAAAACTATGGTTTTGTTGTCTATCTATTGTTTCAAAATGATTTATATAAAAGTTATTTGTAAATTCTTTGTCAACATTTATATTTGGACTACTCATCCAAAATAAATCAGTCGAAGTATTTTCTAATGCATAACAATAATCTTCATAAGTTTCTATTTCAAATATATCAAAAGGTTTAGGAGTACTAGCTTTAATATCTACTTCTTTTTTATTTTGAAAAATTCGGGTAGAAAATTCTTTATCAGTTACATTAACACTTTTCGGAAATAAGCAAATACCATCATAATGTATATCATTTAAAAAGACGTGAATATATTCTTTGCTCCAATCATCCGGTTCATAATCAAACAAAAACGATTCTAGTGGAATTGTATCTTGCCAAACTACCCAAAACATTTTTGTAAAAACTTTGCGTTTAGCTTTTTCAAAAGAATCTGTACGTTTGGCTGTTACAAAACGTTCCTTTAATTTTTTCCAGTTATCGTCATTGTTGCCTATATAAACAATATCATACATTATGTCTAGTATTTCCGTAATGGACAAATCTGTTTGGGCCAGCATAAGATCTCCAAGGATCAAACACTGTATAATTACCGGGTTCTATATCATCAGTTTCGTGTACTCTTACAACTACCATAGGACTATCTTCTACTATCCGACCGCCTAGCTCTTTAACATAATATTGCACTAGCAAACTATAACTACCGTCTGTATATTCTACTCCAGGCTTGTAACTGTCGCTACTAAACTTTATTTTATTTCCGTACTTGAGAATTTCAATAGCCATATTACGAGCCTGCTGCTCTCGTGCATTCATTACACTGTCAAATATATCATATCCCAAATGTAACTGATCAGCCATATAACGTAGCGCAATATTATCTCGTGGATGACAAGCACCACCGTCTCCCATTCCTGCCTTCATATAGCTAGGACCCATAATACGCTGTGTACTATCCTTTAATGCATTAGTTACTACATCTACATTAATATTACCTTGTTGTATTGCAACGTCTTGGATCATATTTACTAATCCAATCTTAGTGCTAATAAATGTATTATAAAACACTTTTATGCACTCGCATTCGTCCCAGGTGCCAATAACATAACGAGGGTTGTTTTCCATTATAGTTTTATAAAAGTCAACAAGTTGTTTAGCATCGCCAGTTTCTGTACCGTCTTCAGTACCAATCATTATCATTTCTGGATTGACCATATCCCACGCAACAGTTCCCATTGCAATTAAATAAGGGTTATAAACAAATCGAGTATTTGTTACTAATGGTTCTAGTTCTCTACGGACTGTTCCTGGCAATACAGTGCTTATAAGAACAAGCAATTGGTCGTTGTTCATATGCTTGTTACACTCAGTAAGAACTTCTTTGACGATAGAATAGTCAAAATCTTTTGGTTCTAAATGCGCTGTTGGAGCTCGGCCGTCATAGTCAGGATCGTGAGGAGTTGGAACAGCAACAAATACAATGTCTCTGCCATTTACTGCTCCTGCTATAGTAGGAAACTGATCAACATTGTTAGTCTTACACTTTTTAATATCATAACCCGTTACATCGTGTCCTTTGCTTGCTATAACTTCTGCACACGGTAATCCTAATTTACCTAATCCTATAAAACATATCTTCATAACATTACCTGCCATACTCCATACTTATATGTATCTGCCAATGGCACTGTATATTCATCTATTCTGGATCGTGTAAGTTGTACAGCAATGGAGACCTTTTTAAGATGTTTATTTTTTCTTAATTTATAGCTGCTTAGTTCTCTTGCATCGTTTGTACATATTGGATAATGAAATCCAGTATAAATTAAGTGTTCTATATTATTTCGTTTGATATACTTTTTTAGTACTGTTGGACTAAGTGTTGACAAATCAAAATCTATATCTAACAAAGGATGCGGGTCATTTGGAGAAACATAATTTATTTCTATAATTTTAGCACCTTGTTTTTTAAGATCGTGTAATCGCTGATTTAGATAAGACACAAACGCATCATTTGTATATTTTTCTTCGTCATACCTATAAGAATTTTTAGGTAATCCTACATCTATTACTACAATACCAATATTTTTATAGTTGGTTATATTTTCCTTTAAATACTGCATAGCATAAGGTATTTATAATGTATGTATATATTGATTTCGGAGATATGGTTATACCTGTTAATTTGTGTGACACTCCTTATAAAAAACATCTAATAGATAATTTAAATAGCATTGAAGATTGGAGGGCAAAAAGTTTATCTCGTCCTACAGTAAAGGAATATAATGACAAAGTAGTAAACGACAACTGGTCCATTTTACACGAGTATTATTATAAACTTTGCCAAATACTACAAACACCGCCAAAGTATAATTTGCCTAACAAATTTGATAATACAAATTATTATCTTAATATACTACATAGATACTTTACAACTGCACGTACACATAAAACGTGGGACAATAAACATTTCGATATGAATGAAGAAATATACGATTTAATAAATGGCTTGAATGATTCGGTGCATATAATTGAAACGTATACCAGCAATTCGATTATAGAAGCATACAAAAGTAAACCAGTCCGTTGGTTAGAATTAATCGGAACACCTGAAAACAACGATAATTTGTTAAAAGTAGACGACTATCCTGAATATACGTCTCAAAATTATAATGTTTATGCAATAAAACAAATAACTGGTAAAGACTTTATTACTTCGTTTTTTGATAACGATACAGCAAATGCTTGGGATATACAAAATTTTCATATTACATATATAGGATTTTGTATAGATGTATTTGGAGACTTTAAAAGAATATGGAGTGACGAAAGATTTATTAAATGGCTAGAACAATCTAATTACAACGGCAAAGTAGGTTATTTTCCTGTCGGAAACATAAAGGGCAAACACCTAAGATATTTACAGAAAAATTTCAAAAAAATTAATACAAAAACTTTATCAGTTTATCTTTAATAATATTTTTTGTAGGCTGTTTTAAAAAAAGATCTTGGTTGTGTTTACATTTTTCTAAAATGTGTTTATCTATATCTATGTCTCTTTTTAAATTTTCTATAACAATACGCAATTGTTGCTTTGTATCCGTTTGTTCATCATAATTTTCATTAAATAGTTCAGGAAAAGTTTCGTATCCTAAACTTCTCAAATATTCAAGAGTTCCGCTAGTGCCGTGTAATAAAAATGGATGCCCCATTAATATAGGTTTGTATGTTTTTTCAGTAATAAATTTTATTTTGTTACCAGTGTATGTTTCACTTACTAAACTATATTTTGTTTTTAAATACAAATCTTTATCTGAATGTTGATCGTTATTCGGATCGTCGAGAGGTAATAAAAGTTTTTTTGGTACAACTTTTTTGACTAATTTATACTCAGACTGATCGTAATTATACCAATAATCAAAATCTTCTTTAGATAGTATATTTGATTCGTGCCAAAGGTTACTTACTAAATTATTATCTAATAATTTATGTTTATGAATATAATATATAAGAGCTTGTTTGTTTGGCCTCATTCTTTTATTGAAATTTAAAAAATTTTTATTTTTTACTGCTTTTTGGTGTTCACTAATAATTTGATCATAATTATTTCCGCTTATTTTTAAATGTCTAAACAAATGCATTATTTCAAAAATGTCAATTCCTAAAACATTAATCTTACTCCAGTAATCATCATTATATTTTTTATGATTATTAGCAGCATCAAGATCTCCGCAAATATAGTAAACTTTTTCAGGAGGAATATCTTTTTCTAGTAAAAAATCTTTTAACTTATTCCATCTATATTTCCAAAAATAAAATGGTGTTGCTTCGGTTGCTTGATATAATAACAAAAAGATATCGTTATTATCTTTAATCTTAGACCATATTTCTTCAGGTAATCTATATAAATCAGAATATTCTGTTGGAAACATTAAATTAAATTTTATAAAACTTTTTGACGAATACGTTGTAGTATACTTATAGCTTATATTAACTGATTTTAACAACCATTCGAAACTCCAACAATCACTAGGATTGCTAGGAGTAAATGTTGTTTCCAAATCATTATATTTAGAAAAATCATAATCATTATCTAGATATAAAAAATTCAACAATATCTTACCTACCTTACTATTTCTTTTGTAATTCTGTTTGCAAACTCAGTATGTCTTTCTTCCGGAGGATGTCCAAAGCCACAATGATCATTTTGTTGCATTTCAATATAACCGTTATATAAAAATTTATCTTTATGTTTTTGTTTTATGTAATAATACAAATCTTTTACTATATAATGTATATTATTGTCATCAAAATCATTTTGTGGATCACAAATTGGACGCATAAACTGTACATACACATTATCATTTAAGTTTAGTATATTTTCAACTGTTTTTAAATAATTTACAATAAAATTATTATACGACCATAAATATTCCAAATTCCATTTTACTACTTCTTTTGGTACTTTACCTAAATAATTTAAATTTGTTAATGCTGTTGTATAAGTATCATTGCTCGGCCATTTAAGTATACGAGTATATTGTGTAAGGCCTAATAATATTAAATCACCTTTTCGAAAATCTTTTTGGAAAAATTTAAACATTTCTAAAAAATGTTCGTCTATTCCTGTGCCGCCTTTAGCTAAATTTAAAAAGTCTAAATCTAAATTTTTTGCTAGTTTAGCTGCCCAAGAAGAATTTAAATTTTTATGCTTCTGATCTTTTATTAGTTCTTGATATGTTATATTGTCGTCATTACGCAAATTATAAAAACCACTGAGCCCATTTTTTATTTTTAACTCTTTACATTTTTCGTAATTCAAATTTAAAATTTTATGATCGTTTAATTCATCACCGGCAGTCCAACTACATCCAAAAGCAACAATACGATTATAATTTTCAAGATTTATCATTTCTCGAGTATATCCTATCAATTTCGCTATTACTGCCACAAGTCATTGCACAATAAGATAACTTTCCTTGAGAATATTTTTCTTTTGTCCAAGTTTCTGTATATACCTTATCTAAATAACCATTTTTAATTATTTCGTTTATATTAGTCTTTTTAAGATCAAACTTGTCAATACCAAACTTACGTATATGTACACGTAATTGGGTATCTTCATATAAATCAATAGAGCTATCTACTCTTGTACCTACATAACAACAAGGAAATACAATACCATTGCAACTTACATATATTTCACTTCTTTGATCTTTCAAGCAACTTTTACAATTTATTTCCATATCTTGGTACTGAAGAAGATATGTATTCCAGTGTGGTAATTCTTCCTCAACAAAAGTATCAACTCTATGCTCAACTTTAGGATGGTAACCTTTTTTAATATCTTTCAAATAACCTAAATCTTTTTTTGGTTCAACATCTCGGTTAATTTTTTGAAAATCAGTCCTGTTTAAAAAATCTAAATTTGTTGGAGGGTCAATTATATATTCTAAATTTCCGTCTCTATCATAGACACCTTTTGATTTTAATTCCCCATTTTTGAGTGTATCGAATCCTAATGCTCTTTTAATTTCAATATCTCTAAAGCCTAATAGTTTACTATATTCTTTTGCTTCTTCAATTTGATGTTCATTATAACCGAACACAAGAAATTCCCACCGTGCTCTTGCCCCCGTTGACAAATATGCTTTTACATTTTCCATTAGTTTAGACCACTTTACATTTCGTCTATATAAATGATTAGTATCTTCTAGTCCATCAATACTAAATGTAACCCGATGATCAGTGTTTTTAGAAACTAGTTTTTCTCCAAAACTTTTCCAAAAGTTAGCATCTCTCATTCCTCCATTAGTATGATATACTATTGTACAGCGCGGAGCAGTCTCTTGAATATATTCTGTGATTTCTATAATATCTTTAGCCATCATTGGATCACCGTGAGTACCACAAAATAGTATTCTAAGCATATTTTTCATAAATTCGGGTGGGAACCAAGTTTTAAATTGATCAATTGAAATCGATTCTAATTTCAAATCTGGTCTTGTCCTAGCAGTAGAATCTACAAACCTAGGACACATAGGACAAGCAGCATTACAATAGTTGCTAAGTTCTATATGCATATGTGTTACTGTAGATTTACTCCACTCAAAATTTTTCATATTTTGTATCCATTCTTTTTCATAAGGGTATAAAACTCTGGAAAGGTTTTACTAAATGACTGTCCTCTATATTCGTCTTGCATTTTTGTTACTTCTAAAAATCTATCCCAATGTTCTTCTTTATATGGTTCAGAATTCATAAAATTTATAATACTGTTTACCCAATACTTTTCATTGATAGTTTCAAGTTTAGTTTGGACTGCCTTTTTAATTTCAGGCGGTAAATTTTTAATACAATAATGATGCGGTCCAAAAACTAAATTTAAATATATATTTCTAGTATGTGGTAAAAATTCATTGTACATTTCATCTATATAATAAACGTTTAATGTGCTAATCGTATTACAAATACTTACATTAAATTTTGGCATCTCTTTAGAAATACTAATTAATTTCAGTAAGTTAGATTTTACTGTATCCCAATCTGCAGGATATCTAACATAATTTAGCTTATCTTTTACTCCGTCAATACTAAAATCAATATCTATACCTTTAAAATGTTTTAAGATATTATATTTTTCATCGTCCCAAATAGTTCCATTTGTATTGTAGTGTAATGTAATGTTTTTTGCTATGTCTTTTTCTATTGCATACTCCAACATTTCCCATTGTTTTTTAACAAGGAAAGGTTCACCACCATAAAAATCAATATGAAGAACGTGTTCTAAATTATTTTCAAATTCTTTCCAAAACTTACTATCATCATCAAATGCGTGATTAAATCTTTTTAACCATTCTTTATATTCTGGTTGACTACCTTTAAAGAATTTTAAATCGAACCATTCTTTGTTCCAGAAACTACTATTAAAAGGTCCACAAGTACGACACTTAATATTGCAAGTAGTACCCATATTAATATCTAATAACTGAAAAGTACCATCTATTTTATTTGCAGTATGACGTTCATTGTCTCTAAGTCTTTTACTTTTTTTGCCTGCTTCTTCTTCTGACCAACAGTGTTTGCAAGCAGGATGTTTTTTACCTTTATTAAAGGCTTTTATAATTTTTTTTCTAGTTTTTGAATTAGCAATTTCAGTAAAAGTATTATCTTTTACATTAAGCGGATTGTCATTATCGTCAAAATAATTTTCAGACATCATACAACAGGCTTTACACGACCCATCTGTGTTAATTCTTAAACCTTTTTTTAAATTTACGCACTCTAACTGATTCATAAGTATTTTCTTATCTCCGGAAATATGTCAGTTAAAGACTCGTTTCTACGATCATCTAACCATTTTGTTCTTTCAACAAATTTGTTCCATAAATCCGGAGAACCCTTTTCTTTTAAATTATTTAATAAAGCTTCAAATTTTTCTGGATATTTTTCATACCATTTACTATTTAAAATTTTCTTAATTGCTTGTTTTTTTAATTTTTGTGGCAAAACTTTAGGCTGCAAATATTCCGGATATACTAATAATTGAGGGTAAACATTTGATGTCATTACCCAAGGTTCGATGTCAATTTCATCAAAAAATTCTGTAATATAAAATGCATTATAAATCATCCAAGTAGAGTTTACAACAACTTCTTTATTACTGCCAAAATGTTCTACTATTTTATTTAAATTATTTTTTACTTTAACATCGTTGTAACCAGATCTGATGTATTCTCCCAAAGACCCTAAACCATCTAGACTAACGCTATATGTTACTCTAGAAAAGTTTTTCCACATATCAATTATATTATATTTTCCATATTTTATAATGCTGCCATTACTTTGGTAATATAATTCAGGATGTAAATCATTTTTTATACACCAATCTAAAAATTCATAGTGTTCTTTTTGCACTAGCGGTTCTCCGCCAGCAAAATACACATACTTTATGTTTTTTAAATATTCATAATTATCATCGCAATATTTTACAATATCTGGAATACTAGTTAATGTATCGAGAGGTGGATTAATTGTATCTTCATACCATTTAGTACTTGCTCCAGCACCACACATTCTACATTTATAATTGCACACGTTACTAAATCTAACATCAAAATACAATATATCTACATCATAATATCCGTCAGATTGTGTATTGCTAATTATTTTTTGTTCTAGTTCAGCAGTAAGATACTTTGTATTGCTATGCTTCCTTGCACTATGATTTCCATATTTTTCTAAAATATAGCATTTTTCGCAATTTTTTATTTTTTTATCTGCAAGCATATCTTTTCTAATACGCTTAAAATCTTTATTGTTTAATGCTTCATTTATACTTGTATCTTTTGCATTAACAAAATTATCTTCTTTAGAAAACTTTTTAGCCATACAGCAAGGTATAACAGTTCCTTCTGTTTCTACGTGTAAATGCATCCAAGGTAATACACAAAAATATGGTTTATCTTTTAAACTCATTGTATACCTCTTTGCAAGTCTCTAAAAAATTCTTATATAAAGGAAACGTATTTGTAAAGTTTAAATTACTGCGTTTATCATAATCTGTAAAAAATACATAAAAATCTCGTCTGCCTCGACTAATTAAATCTGAAGTAATCTTTTGAGATCCGTCATAAAAATAATCTCTTACTCTTTTAAATTTTTCGTATTCGTGCTGGCTAAATTTAAAGGTATCGCCACCATCACTTCTTAAATTTTTATTGATAAACTGTAAATCATCGTCTAAATATTTTCCAAATTCATTAGGTAAGATATTAATCATCCAATGTGGCGGCTCTTTAAGGTAAGGAGTATCAAAACCAAGCATTTGTCTATGATCGTTTTCTGTATTGTATTTTTGTCTTAGCTCTAGTATTTTTTCTAATAAAGGTCTAAAATATGCAACAGCAAGAACATTATATGTAATCATAATACTTACAGGAGAATTTGTAGTTGTAATAAAGGTATCTAAATTTTTCTCCCAAAGTTTGCAATCAAGACCTCGACGCATATATTCTGCTTGTTCGCCCCAACTATCTATACTTGTATATAATCTAAATGATTTAATTTTATTTTCATCGAGGAGTTTTTTTACACGTTCGCTTAATCTTTTAACTTTGTTATGAGTTACTCCTAAATTACTATTCATATTAATTTCTAATTCAGGTGCAGGTTCTCTATCTAACAAGTCTAACATTTTAAAAATATTAGAACTCATTAAAGGTTCTCCGCCTGTTAGTCTCAAAACTCTAAGATCATTTTTTAAATCAGGCCACCAATCCCAAAATGCAGTAACATATGGATTTTCTTCCTCATTTTGATAAAAATGTCCTTCTTTATCTAAAAATTCTATACCATACTGGTTATATGTTAAATCATAGTTACCGTGTTTTTTTATTTCGTCTACCCATAAACTACTAGCCTGAGGGCAACAATAACCGCATTTAAAATTACAACCGTTACCAAAACTTAATTCTAAAAATCTAGGATTAATATTTTTATCCCACGGCATTGTTTTTATTAAATCAATATCGTCCTTAACCCAAGAACTGGCACTATGAAACATTCTATCACTAAAATGTTCTCCTGGTAAATCTTCAATATTCCAACAGTAATAACATTCTTCAGGCCGGCCGCCTTCTAACATTGTCTTACGCTGCATTTTCTTATAGTTTGTATTGTGCAATGCACTAGGATCATTTAAAACTTCTTCAAGGGGAATATGATGAGGGCGCGGATGATAACAACTATGATTATCACCTGTTTGCAAGTATAATGTTTCGTTTAACCATTTCATTGCACAGAAGCCAGGGCCTACTTCATTTAGCTTGTCCCTTGTGCGCTTTACGTGATCCATATATCCGTCACTCATTCGTTAACTCCTTGCATTCATTTATAAATTTTTCAAATGTAGGGAATACTACTTGTATATTTGTATTCCTTCTCTTGTCGTGTTCTGTAAAATATAGATAAAAATTCTTTTTAGCGATATCTTCTAACGGTGGCGGCATCTTATCACAAGCCCAGTCATACAAACGTTTTACTCTATCAACTTCGAAATCTTTAAAACCTTTATATCTATTTTCTTTAGTTTCTTTATTTGCTTCCATAAACTCTATGCTATTTAATAAAGGCTGTAACATCTCTTTTGATGCTAACTTCATACTCATCCAGTTTGGATCGTGTAACATAGGAGTATCAAACCATATTAACTGTCTATTAGTATTAAATTCTTGCCTCATTTTTAATATATTTTGAATATATACTTCCCAATTAGGCAAACTTAAAATATTAGCAGTAACTATAAATGTTAAACTATGCTTATCACTCTTATTAAGGTAGTCACATACATTTTTATACAATGTATTAAAATTCATTCCATTTCGAATGTATTCTGCTTGTTCTCCCCAACTATCTAAACTGCAATATAACATAAAGTGCTCAATAGCATCTTTATCAGTAATTTCTTTTAGAGAAGTTAAAAACTTACTCCATTGTTCGCCTGGCGGGCAGCAATTACTTGTTATACTTAAATGTAATTGTTTGTGTGGGTTATTTTTTACATAATCAAACACCTTAAATGTATTTTTATCCATTAAAGGTTCACCGCCTGTCATACGAAATGTTTTTAATTTAGAATATATTTCAGGAAACCATTTCCAAAATGCTTCTACATATGGATTATTCGGACTGTTATCTATTTTCAAACTGTCTACATAAGAAGGATGATTGTGTTCTTTGTCATATAATTTGTATGCGCCATATTTTTTTGTTTCTTTTAGCCATTCTGTTGATAACGAAGGGCTACAATATGCACATTTTAAATTACAAGCCTGATTAAAGTTTACTTCAACATATCTTGGTACAGGATTGCCTGTGGCTCCTTCCTTTAATGCTTCTTCAAATATTCCTTCTTCAATTACATCTAAACTTCTATAAGCTCTATCACTAATATTACCTTGATCTTCTAATGCCCAACAGAATTCACATTCTTTAGGACGTTCTCCGTTTAGCATCTTTGCACGTTGTTCTTTTTTATGCTTTGTATTATGTAAAGCACTTGGATCTTGTTGCAATTCAGTTAAAGGTATATGGTGACTTAACGGATGATAACAACTATGTGTGCGGCCAGTAGGAATATGTATGCTTACATTAAACCATTTAGCAAGACAAAAGCTAGGACTTATATTATTAAGTTTATCTTCTAATAGTTTAATATCTTCAAAATATACACTTTTGTATGCAGTACTAGTTGAATCTGTTTTTACCTTATCACCTTTTTGGTTATCGCTCATTCTTTTTCCAAAAATCTATCAGACATTCTCATAGGATTTTGGTAAATTTCTTTAAAAAATTTACTCTGAGAACCGCTTAGTGGTATTTCTGCTATAGGAATGTCGAGTTTATCTATAAGCAAGGCACCTAATTTTTCTATTTCATCGTTTATATTTTCTTCCGTGATGTCTTTACTAATTTTATCCCAATGCTCATTTAAATATTCAAAATCACGTACATTTATATAATCCCAATCTGTACACATTGTTTTGTACAACCCTTCTCTTGCACCATAAACTGCCCATAATCCGTTTTCTACGTCAGCACCTACCATTAACCAGATATACAATCGGTGTAGGTTCTTCCAATGATTTTTGTAAAAGTCTTCTGGAGAAACACGCACACCTCTGTCCAGTGCCATTTTAACACCTTCACGAAAACCTGCTCTCCAGGCTTGATGAGGAGTTGCATTATTGTGTACATCACAATATACTCCTTCCATTTGTATATATTTTATATCCCAGCAAAAATCTACTTGTGCGTGTTGATTTCTAGGATCAGCATTTTCGTGTGTTCTCATTCTAAGTACATAGTCTTTAGGCCAACATTTTAAACCGCCATTTCCATAAATTAATCCATTTATCATATTATTTCCGGCCCAGCTAATAACGCAGTTTGATAAATCTTCGTTTTCGTCAAAATCTATTGTTTGGTTTAGAAAATCTTGTCTAACAATATTGTCGCCGTCAACTGTAATGAACCTATCTGTTTCACTAAGTTCTGCACACGCTTTATGTGCTGCATCCGAACCTTCTACACCGTGTACACGTTTAGCCCAAGGAACTTTACTACACAAGTCTGCATAGTTTTTTTCTGCGTTAGGTTCATCATATGAAAGATATATGATATCATAGTCTAATACTTTGAATTTTGTCATTGTCTCACTTCAAAATTATACTTGTCAAAATACTTAGCGGTATAAATGCTTACGTCAGTTGGATTTATATTACCATCTACTTGATCTGTAACATTTACCTTTTCTTCATACAGTAAAGATTGATAACCAATCTTGATTGTGTTATGTAGAACATTAGGATCATTTTTGTCTGTAATACTAAAATTCATAACCAAATCAAATACAAATTTGCTCTCTAATTCTAGCTGTTCTAATCTTTTATCTTGGTCTAAGTAAATATACCATTCATCTTTGTAATTGGATATTGTTAGATCAGCATCGGGAACATTTTGTGGTATATTGTACAATCTATCTCTAACATTAGGAATCTTTATTTTTTCGATTTGATCTGTAACTTCTAATCTATTTTCAATAGGATTAAACGTAACTATAAAATCATCTAATCTACGCAGGCCTTTTTGAATGTCTTTAACATCGTCATAGTTTACATATATTGAATGATAACCAGGAGTTTCTTCTTCTTGATTGCATATTTTTATAATTTTACCATTATCGGGATCAAAATAAACGTGCATACCAACATTACTTTTTGATACTTCTAAATTCTTAATAAACTTTTGTAGGTTGTTTATCATTTTATATTCTCCATATATGTATTCAACATATAAGGTTTAACAAAATCTTTTTCTGTATAGTGCAAAATACCAGTCTGTTGGAAATTACCAATTTTTAACTGTCCTTTTTGATTCATATATACATCTACACAATCTTGCCAATTTGATTTTGGTTTAAGCCAATCTTGTATCTGAGACTTCATATGCACAAAATTAGGAAAACTAGCAACTTTATTTGTAATTTTGTCTTCACAATCTAGGATTATAGTTACAATTGCACTACAAACATCTATACTACACCAAGAAGGTCTGTTATCTTTTAGAAAAATTTCGTAAAATTTTTGCCAATTTTGAACTACAAATTCTAGCCACTTATAAAATTTGTGTGCAAAATCTCCTTTTTCAAAGTAATGAAAGCCACTATATAAATTTGGTAGATTATTAGAAGTAAAAGTTTTCCTATAATAATCATTTTCTATTAGTGTTCCTCTATATGTATACACTTTGTTTGTAAAAAACATTTCGTAGTTATCAAGAAAATTCCACCAACTAGATATGTTTTGTAATATTAAAATATCAGTATCAAGAACAATAGTTTTATCGTAGGGCGACATATGGTAAATTTTCCATCGATTTTGAATTTTCCACTCAAAATCAACTGCATCATCGTTCCATATGATAGGAATAATATTGTCGAACAAATCTACATATTTTGCAGGTACAGCATCATCTGTAATTATACTGATAAGCTCGTTAGGATTATGTTTTTTTAAACTTAGTGCTAATAAACAAGCCTGTTGAACATAATCAACTTTTTCGTTGTTTTGCGCAAGAACAACAATACCTTTAGTCATAGCCTACCTCGTCAATTATTCTATTAAGACTAAATTTGTTCATTACGTGTATACTTTGTCCTTTAGTACGCAAAGGAGTATATTCTCCAACATATTTGTCTTTTTCTACTAAAAAAATAAATTCAGTGTCATTTAGTTTCCATAAAATGTCTCTGTCTGTTGTATATAAATGTCTACCAGGAAGTTCAGAAATAAAACTACCTTTAGAAAATCCGTTCATTATATGTCCAGCAATGCTAAAAGCAAAATCATTTCTAAATAATGTGCTTGCTAGTTGATACACTGTACAATAATGATTCCAATTTTCCTGTATGTGTTTTATTAAATCAAAATATATTTTGTTCAATTTAGTTTTTCTAAAAAATACAACTGTTGCCCAATAAAAATCTATACTATAATCGCTTATATGATCAAACTCTCTTTCATCTCTTACTTTTGCTATGTCATCGGATTTTCTAAACATTTGTAAATCATTTGGTGAATCAAAACAATTTGCAAGTAGACTATTAGAAATAATGTAGTCTGTGTCTAACAACAAAGTTTCTTCATATGGAGATAAGTCATATGCATCTACTCTATAGTTATTTTTAAAATTTAATTTTTTGCTAGTAAGAGTGCCATCATAATAATCACGTTTGTTAGGTCCATCGTCTCGATAGTCTATTTTTATAATATTATCAAAAGTATCTTCAGGAAACTGTTCTTCAAGATACAAGACACTGTCTGTAATAATACTTACAGGTATATTAAGATATTTTTTAATTCTATTTGCAAGGAAAACTGCCTGTTTTACATAATCAATAGTATCATTATTTCTTGCAATTAACAATGCCCCTTTAGTCAATTTCTAAACCCACTAATCCTTCTACAGATCTATTCTTTTTTAGATTTTGATATTCAACAAAATAGTTGTTAGATGCGCTAAAATATGTATCTAGTATTTCAGAATTGAATTCTTCAATATTATCTATTTGTAAAGGTATACTATTATCATCAACTAAAATTATTTCATCTTGCTTAAAAGCTATCATAGTACTACAAAAATTAATAAGTTCTTTAGTAACAGTAAACTGACATCCGTTGTAAAAGAAAATTAAATCTTCTAGATATTTCTCTTTCAGTAAACGCTTTTGGTTATTTAATGTAACCATATAGTTAGAAAATTCAATTGCTTTTTCTAATCTTTCGTCCATATTGACACTCCTATAAGATTATAGTAGTATATAACAAAAAAATGCTTTTGTCAAGAAAGATCTGACTACAGATTTCTTTGGTGATCAGTAAACTTGTTACCTTGTGTGTCCTCGCCCCGCCAATACCTTTTTCCTACACCGTGAGGTTTTTGCGTGTCAGGACCGCCACGTTCTTTACCTGCGTTTATCATTTCTTGTTGCTCGTTTTTTACTTCTTCAATTGCATTATAATTTTCAGCAAGATCAATTTCAAAATTGTCTACAAAATATCTAGGTATTGGTAACACTGCACTGATTATATCACCTTTCTTGACATTTACTTTTACATTAGGAGTTAATATTTTTAAATTAAATGTAAAATCTCTGCGTAGATTGTCTGTTTCTACAACAGCAGTCATATTAGAAAGATTAGGTGTAAAATAATTAGGCGGATTAATCACCATTAAATTTATGCCTTTGGGTGTTTTGAAAGTGAATCTATTTTGTACCGTAATCAACCCACTACCAAAATGCGCACTAATATGTTGTTTATCTGTACCTTCACTATCTATAATTACATCATTAGGAGCATCGCCGCCATTCCAAATCGCACTAAAATTAGTTGTGCTTTTTATAGCAAATCCATACTGATTGCCTATTACTACTGGTAAACAATGTACTACGTGTTTATTGATCCAATTTCTAGTTTTTTTGCCCTTGAGAGGTTCTACAATTTCTAAGTAATCGTTTTTATGTAAATCATTTTCTGGTACTATCAGTATTTTATTTTGAGGTACATTAATCATCTTTTGTTAAAAATAAAACTATTGTATATCTTTCTCCACTAGTAACTTCACTGACTCCGTGTAGATACTCTTTTGTTCCTTTGAACTGTACAAGAGTGCCCGGAACAGTCTTAGGTTCAATGTTTTGATTTGGAAAAAATATTTGTCCGCCTTTGTAATCGCTATTTAGATAGATCAAAACACTATAATGTCTATTTGGATACGGATGCGGAGATCCGTCTAGATTTTCACAATCTGCGTGAGGTGGATCTAGTTTATCTCCTTTGCGCCACCTAACAATTTGACAAGTTTCTACAAAACTTTTTTGTTTTTCATTTGCTTCTATCAATTTTACAATACGATCTTGGATATCTTTTATTTGTGCTAAAACATTTGGATTTGTTATTAAGTTGTAGTGTATAAATTTTTCACTCCAATGATCATTTGTAACAACCCAATCGGAAGTTGTTTTTGCATAGTTACAAATATCAGTGGTAGTTTGTTCGTCTAAAAAATTATTGTCAATGTAAATATCCTGCATACATTATATATTAGTATATGCAGGATATTTTATATAATTTGACTAAAACGAAGGTAAACCTCCCCCGGTAATAGTGAAGGTTGTGCTTGCACTTCCGGCTCCTGTTTGTGCAACACCTACTGAATAACTTCCTACTGGGAATGTTGCGTCTATAAAATCGTTACCACTAGAATTAGTAGTTCTAGATCCACTTGTATAGAAAGTACCATTTCTGTATACAGCATAAGAATAACTTGTATTAGGTATGCCTCCTGTTACACTAGCAATAGCCGTAGTACCAACCACGGATACAGATATCCCAATCTGATAGGACGGTGGAGGTGGCGGCGGTGGTGGTGGCGGAGGTGGTGGTGGCGGAGGTGGCGGAGGTGGCGGAGGTGGTGGTGGTGGAACCGAAGCCGTCACCGTTATACTGTCCGATGCTAATGTTGTTTTTGATCCAAACCAATCGTTCACCAAATATATTGTAAAATTACCAGTAGAACTAAATGTTTGTGGTAAACTACCTGGATTTTGTGTTGGTGCAAACGCTCCTATATAACTACCGTCTCTATAATATGCAAGATATACATCTGTTCCGTTTGACCAACTCCAAGATGCAGTAAATGTAGTACTATTAACAACTCCACTAGAAGGCGAAATAGCATAACTTCCACTAGCTGGTGGTGGTGGTGGCGGTGGGGGTGGCGGTGGGGGTGGCGGTGGCGGAGGTGCAGCCACCACTGAAAGATTTGCAGTTACTGACACACTTTGGCTTTGGCCGTTTTCGTCTGTATATGTCACAAATGCGCCGCCGACATATGTTCCTGTTTGAGCTAATATGACACTAAGAGAATGAGCACTTGTAGTTGTGCTTGATGATGTAACTGATCCACTAGGATTTCTAATATATGTGTAACTACTATTTCCAGTAAATCCTAGATTAGGCTGGTAATAGAACGTACCTGTGTCGCCAACATAATGAGGTGCAGATGATGTTACAGTTACACTCGGTGTTGGTGCAGCTACAGGTGCATTTGCAATAGGAATAGTATCTGATGCAGTTGCATAACTTGTAGTTCCACTAGAGTTTGTGTAAGCTGTTGCAATACTTGCTCTCCAATTGCCTGTGCCGCTTAATACTTCGTGAAGTAGTGTTCCACTAGCAGCAGTAGAATTTGTAACTGAAGTGCTCGAGCTCGGTGGATAAATTGCTGCATAAGAGCTGTTTCCTCCTCCTCTAGAAAAATTAGCAGCTATCGTGTCGCCTATTATACCCGATGGTTCATCAAATGCTATAGAGGGCGTCGGAACAACCACTGCTGCACTTGCTGTCATTGTTGCATCTGCACCTGTTGCTAAATTAGGATCATTTCTGTTAAAAACAGCTATAGATGCTGTATATGTTCCTACGACACTAGCAGTACCAGAATCAGATCCACTATTTTGTGTGCTATTATAGATCTGCTGGCCATTAGGGTCAGTAACAGATACGATTGTACCAAATATTGTTTCGTTATTATTTGCATCCCAACTCATAGTGTAATTTGTAGAATTAACTGTACCTGTAGTTGGAGACCAACTTATGCTAGGAGTGTTTGGGCTAGGATTTGAAGGTGTTGTACTTGTATCTCCTACTGTTGTTGATGTTGTAGCTACTGCACTTCCACCGCTGGTTGCACTTACTACTACCTGGAATGATTCTTGCCCTTCTGTAGTTTGATCAGCTGTAGGAGATATTGAAAATTGTCCTGTATTATTATTAATAGTAAATGAACCACTTGTAGAACTAAAATCTGCACTTGAAGTTGTGAGGTTATTTATACGCCAATATAGTGAAGTTCCGTTTGGTATTCCTGATGTTGTAACTGTATATGTTCCAGAACTACCTTCACTAATTACATTACCCGCAGGTCCTGTAATCGAATAACTAGGTGCTGCTGTTGATACTGATGCTGTCCTAGTGTTGCCTGTAGAACTAAAGTTTAATGTTGCAGCACAATTAGGATAAACAGAAGTTGCTATAGCTACTAAACTTGTATTACCTAGTGAATTTGTATTTCCGCTACCTACAATTTGTGAAAAACCAGAAGTATTTGTAATAGTAAATGTATCAAACGGTGTAGCATTAGTCACATATATTCCTACTTCGCCGTTTATTCCGGGATCTATGGCTACCATTTGCACATTTTCATTCACTGCTGCTGTAACCGTAAAACTTATATTTGCTCCTGTATCAAGGAAATTTGCAGGAGATAGGTTATAATTTCTTGTACCCGGTGTATTAATAACAGCAGATAGAGACCAATTACCGTTGGCATCAAAATTGTCTGCGAGGGTGTCGCTTCCTGATATAGTAAATGAACTGTTTGGTCTGCCACCTGTTGCGCTAAGTGTAACTGTATCGCCTGTAACAGGATTAGTAGGAGATACAGATAACGAAACTGTATACGTATCAGTAACTGTATAATTTAACGTAACACTACCACTATTGTCATCTGTAAATGTAATACTGTAGTTGCCTGCGGGAGAACTTTGTACTTGTATACCTGCTGCAACTCCTGACGAGTTAAAATTACCTAAATTAAAACCATTGGCATAAAAATTTCCATTAGGAAATCCACCGCTCAACGAAACTTCTCTATTTGCTCCAGTAGCACCTGTTGTAATTGTAAAATTATTTCTATCCAATTGAAGATTAGATGTTACAGTCTGTGAAGCACTAGCTGTTGAAGGATTTCCTGTACTAAAAGTTGCTACCGCATTATATGTTCCAGGAGAAATGTGGTTACGTGACCAAGTTCCTAAACCACTTGAATTTAATGATATAGTATTAGACTGATTAATCAGCAAAGGACTTGTGTGAGAAGTGTTTATAGTAACTGATTGGAAGGGATCTCCAGAAACAGAAATGTTAAATGGCGTATTAGCTCTAATAGTAGAAGGCATAGTAATACTATTATTAGGATTGTCATTGTCTAATAAATCTAAAGAGGCACTAGCACTGTCTCCGCTGTCTCTGTGCGTCCAAGTAAATGTGATAGTTTTGTTGCCGTCATTTATGCTATCATCTTCAGTCTGCTTAACTATGCCAACATACCCACTATTTACTCCTCCGCTTTGTGTTTCGCTCCCTGTCAAACTTGCATATGTAGATGTAAAATCATTAGAATTAACCCCACTAATACTCCAATCAAAAATATCACCAGAACTATAACCAGTAGTAGCGATCTGTGCAATAAATACTCCGCCTTCTGTGATGCTAGTTATAGATTGTGAATTCTGGGTAAATGAAGGAGTGATACTTTTTGCAACAGGCGTTGTTGAAGTGTCTTGTATTGTTGCAAATTTAGCATTTGAAACATTATTAGGTCCACTTACTCGTGTCCCGAAAATTTCTGATCCTTCAGTTGTGGAATCTGCAACAGTTGTTCTAGTAAATGTGTATGTACCGTCGCCTGTGTTTGGTAGATTAGTTATTGTAACTGCTGCTGAGCCGCTCATTACACCGCCAACAAAGTCTGCTGCAACAGCATTTGTTCCACTAGTTGCATTTACATTAGACCAACTTACGTTTCCTGTTGATGATGACCAATTACTTACTGTACCTGTATATGTGTATGTGTTATATGTAGTTTCGTTACCAATAGTCGGTGATGTGTAACCAGTATCAACAGATAAATCATTGTTTACTGTGGGTATGTTATTGTCAACGCCTGCGCCCGTCCAATAAATTTTATAACTTTGACCATCACCTTCAGCTTTTAGTGCAGTAAAATCAAAAGTTCTATTTACAGCACGAAAATCAAGTACACTTTGAGGGATAACACTAATAGGAACTGTCAATGATGCAGGACTTGCACCTAAACTATACGTTTTAGTTGCAGATCCGGATGTTGAACTTATACCGTCTACTGAAACATCCCAAGCCGTTGGTCTGCCAGTTTCTTGTACTGTAACATTTCCGCTTGCATTGCCTGTGCTTGTAAGAGTAATATTAGTAGTAGAGCTTGTTCCTATTTGCACATCGCCTATATCCCACGCTGTTGATTGTGTTAAGTATGAACTAGGTGAAACATCAAATGTAAACACTTGCGGAGGAGGTGGTGGCGGTGGTGGCGGTGGTGGCGGAGGTGGCGCAACACTAGTATCATTTATTGTCATACTAATGCTATCTTTTCCATTATCTAAACTTAGAGTAAGTGTTTCAGACCCTTCTGTAATTTGATCTGCTACAGGACTTATTACAACTGAATTAGTTGTACCTACAACAAAAGATCCTTGTAACGGAATACCTAAATCAGCCTGTGAAGTTCCTGTAATAGTATAAGGAATTACTGTACCATTAGATACGTTACTAGTAGACAATGTTATGCTTGCGCTACTGCCTTCGTTTACATTACTTGCAGACCTACTCAAATTGTAAGTAGCAACAGGCGGCTGCGATGCACTTAGCTCAACAATGTTACTTCCTACAGGTACATCTGCTGATCCATATACCACTGTGTTATAAGTCTGCCCGTTAATATCTACAGATCCGTTTGGTATAAGTAATTGTGCGCTACTGGTCCAATTACCAAATACAGGCTCATCTATACTGAATCCGCCTGGACTAGGATCAGCAAAATTTACTTTAAATTGTATAGTCCTTGAATCTACATCTAGTGCATACAATTCATATTGACTTAAATTATAAGTGCCTCCTGCATTTTTACTGTAGCAAAGTTGGTAGCTACTACTAAGGTTAGTTGCACCAACATTTTGTCCATTACCTACGCCGGCATTGCTAAAAGTTCTATCACCTTTAAAACTTACAACTCCCATACTTTGCATTTCTGTTTGCCAGTCCACAGTTTTTTGTTGTGATCCTGTATAACTTACACTTGCACTAAATCTTACCTCACCCCCTGCGTTAAAAAAATGACGGCGAGTTTCGTCTGTAGGGAAAGTAATCGTAAAAATATGGTTAATAAAACTAGTCCATTGACCATTTACAGAATTTAAATATGTGCTGGTAATTTGATTGCCACTGGAATTATTCAAATCAGCAACATTTGCTTGTCCTACTGTATCTATCTCAAATCTATCATTTTCGATTTGAGTCATTAAATTTTCTAAATTTTGTATATAAGTAAGTTCTACAAGCTCAGCGTCATTGGGATTGTTGACAAAGTCTCCTACAACAAAATCATTTACTGAAACATTTCCAGCACCTAATTGGTGTGCTCTACATCTAATTAAATCTATGTATAAGTCTTCGTATTGTTGTGCAGTGATTTTATCACTAGAAGGAGGCGCAACAGATCTTGTTCCGTCTACATTTTGAGATGCATTAAGTGTTTCACCATACCCAAAGTCGGGTGCTGCTGTTAAAGATGTCCCTAGTACTTTTTCTAGCCTATCCTGTAGGCTGTTAAAGCGAGACGCTAAAATCGTTGTAGTTGTTGCCATTAACTTTCTCTTAGTTGCTAGTGTATTTATTCAAAAGCAACTTCAACGATTTTTTACTATCTTATATCAATGCCAGTTTCAACAACTATAACACTTTGTGATACAGTTGTACCGTCTACCTGTAATGATGCTTTCACTTGCCTAGTCGGCTGTCCGTCGTTTACACCCATTACATAACCCGGAACATATATACTTCCTGATCCTGTCGAAGTTGTAAAAGTTTGATCAAGCCATATGTTATTACCCACCATATCTTGTATAATGACTCTAAAGTTTGTGCCACCGCCGGTTGTATAGCTCCAAGCTACAAGGTCTCCTGCTCCATAAATAGTCAGCGGACTACCAAAGGTAATTGTTCCATCTGGTGTAGGTGTAGTAATAACTTCTACTGATGTACTATCTATCAATACTTCTTTTGTGATTGAATCATACAAATTGTAATTCCACACGCCAAGAGTATCCGGAGCATTTACTGTAAACGATCCTCCAGCACTAGTTAAAGCAATTAGCTGTGCTATTGGTCCAGTTACCGGATCTACAAATTCTAAATAAACTTGAGATCCTGGAGCATTTTGCACTGACCAAGTATATGTAAGATCTGTATCACTATATGCAACAGCAGGTAAAACTGTAAGAGATCCTGTAGCAGCTTGTTCTGCAAGTTCATACGTTGCATCAGCAATAAATTTACCATTCACAAACAACTCGAATGTATAGGTTCCAGTTCCGTTTTGAAGTGTACGAGATTTAGAGCCACTTGTGCCTACATTTTCTAACTGATTATCTCTTTGCACTAATGCACCATTTGGACCTATTATCTGTACATAGATGCTAGTTGCACCAGTTGTGCTCCAGGAGTATGTTGCTTCATTATTTCCTGAACCTGCTGCAACTGATATACTACCAGTAACTTGTTCAGTTATTGTTAGTGCTGCACTATCGACCACGGGTCCTATTTGACTATTTGCGTGTGCATTTACAAGATACTCGCCTGTAGACAATAATTCAGTTATATTAATTGAAGTACCATTGCCACTTACTGTAGTTGGTCCTAGGAGACTTCCGTCTCCACTTGCATCATATACACTCCACCATATAGATGTTCCGTCTGCAACATCAGTTGTTGCTAGATCATAAGTAGCAGATTGTCCCTCCTGAACAGTTTGTGTTGCAGGTGTTATGATATAAGTTGGGGTAGGTGCAGGTGCTTCTTCACGCTGTATCGTTAGTGTAAATTCTGGATAATTGCCGCTGTAACCAGGAGAAACAAATGCATATTTCACTCTATATGTTGTATTGTCATCATCTGGTACCGTTGCTGCTACACCTATATCTGCTGTATTGTAGTTTGCAGCGTATTGTAGCGTTCCGCTCGTTGGTGAAACAGCAGCATAAACGCCTGTTGGTTTTTCACTTACATAAGCTGACCAATCAAGGGGTAGTTGCCTTGGAGAGCTGCCTTCATCCTTGTATAATTTGAAAGTTGTTGAAGGTGTATGGCTTCCAGTCGCAGGAATAGTTATAGTCTCACTGGAGGTACTTAAATAAAGAGGAGTGTCTTCAACTTGTGGTTGTTCCACTGTAACATATTTTGTATCTGTGTTAACTCCTGGATAGCTATATGATATAGTATAGGTAATTTCTCCAGGTTCGGGTTCTGTAATTTGAACACTTGCATTGCCTAAATTATTAAAAGTTCCACTAATTAGTCCTGACCCAGATCCGTTTATAGTCCACGTTGTATTAGGTTGACCGCCTGTTGCTGTTATAGTGAAAGGTACATCTTCGGTTACTGTACCAGGAACTGTCCATACCACATCACTAGGCGGAGTTGTTGCGTCTTCATATGAAATATAAATTGTTTTTAGATTACTACCGTTTGGAGTAGTACGCAACACAGTGCCAAATCTTTCTGCATCTGCTATTCCGTCGTCAGCAAGGGTTCTAGAAAACTGTGCTGTGTTGTTTTGTATTGTAATCGAACCATTCATTGCACCGTCAGTAAAATCATTTCCGTTAACACTTTGAACAGCCTGCCCTGATTTGTGTGCCCAATAAAGAGTTGTACCGTTTGCTACATTCGTTGTAGTAACAGTAAAGGTTACTGTTTCACCTTCTGTCATAGATGACTTATCTGCTGACATATCATAAGTGGGTGTTGTATCCACTTCAGGAGTGACTCTTACAGGATAGCTAATAGATGTACCTGCAGTATGTCTTATTAATAGACTCATATTTACCTGTGTATCGCTATTAATAATAGCACCTATTTTAATGCTTTTCATAGCTAGGGGAGTAACTAAAAATGGAAAATTTATTGCACTGTTGGATGGGTTTGATACCGTCAATGCGCCCTGTGAAGGATACTGGGGTATAATATCGGTTACTGAAACATTACCACCTATGGAATATATATCAATGGTAGCAAATCCTGTATCCCCAGGAGGTAAAGTAAGGTTTGTACTTGCAGGTGCTACTTTAAGTTCTGGAGTTTCTGGTGGCTCTACTTCTATTTCAACATATGAAATTTGAATTGCGCCGTCGCCGCCGCTGTTAAATCCTGTAGACGATCCGCCGCTTGCGCCGCCACCGCCGCCATATGTTCCGCCAGTTGCCCCAGATCCAGAGTTTCCTCCAGCACTGCCGCCGCCTGGTGAACCTGATTGCCCTGCTGCACCAAAAGTGCCCGTGCTGTCAAGTTGTTGGTTAAAACCAACACCGCCGCCACCTCCAGCATCAAGGCTAGGACTTGATGATCCTGAGCCACCACCACCACCGCCGGCACCTGCGCCGCCGTTGCTGCCGTTAGTTGCTAGTATACCTGAAATGCTGCGGCCACCGTTACCTCCGTCTCCGCCGTTGGCATTAAGTCCTCCGGCGCCACCGCCGCCGCCTCCACCATAGGTATAATAGCCGCTTCCACCTCGACCACCGTTGCCGCCTGCTGATCCAGGAGATACAAATCCTCCAGGAGTTCCGCCAGACGATAAAACTGTGTTATCTAAAATTTTGCCGCCTGCGCCTCCGCCTGAGGCTCTAAGAAAACTGCTGGAACTCCACCAAGTAGATTCGCCTGCGCCACCTGCGGCTCCGCCTGCACCAACATCTACATTAAATTCCAATCCAGCAGTAGGTCGAGTATATGTATATTCGGCATAGCCGCCACCACCGCCACCGCCGGCGCCGTTATTTTGACCAGAACCGCCACCGCCAATAACTTTGACTGTTAAGGTTTCGAGATTTCCAGGAACTCTATAATAATAGCTACCAGGTCCTCTAGTTACACTAGGGCTAGTATTTGGTATTTCTGTACGCACATTTGTTGGGAATGAGCTATCAGTGATCCTAGTCCTTGCTTCTGGTGGTTTGTTAAGCACAATTGTACCGTTAATACTACCTGTTCTTATTTGTACATCAAACGCTTCAGGTCCTTCTAGTAAATTGTCAGGTCTAGTTATTAAAATAAATGATCCAGTATTGTTATTAATTGTAAATGAACCGCTAGGTGTTTCTGCAAAATCATCTTCGCTTATGTTACCTTCAGCCTGGAATACTGTGTAAAATAATTCTGTTCCATCATCGAGATTGGTAGTAGTGACAGTATATAATACTGTTGCATTATCTTCGTCAACAACATTTGTATTTGCACTAACTGCATAAGTAGGATCTGGAGCTTCTACAGTACCTAAACTATCATCTATGATTGTAATTGCACCTGTTTGGGCAACCTGGGTAGTTCTTTCTATGTTTGTAAATAATCTCAAACGGAAAGATTCACTACCTTCGGTAATTGCATCTGCTCTTATGTTTCTATTTACTGTTCTTTCAGCCTGTGTATATGAAGATGTAATTGTAACACTACCTTGCAGTGTATTATCCTCAAAATCTGCTGCTGTAATATTGCCACTTAATATTTGTGTGTCCCAATATAGTGTCACAGGAAAATCTACATTTACTGCCTGTACTATGTAATCTACACTAGAATATTGTCCATTAGCAACATTTCCAATTTCATACTGATCTCTTGCTGTAGTAATACCGAAAGAATATTCTGGATTCTTATTCACTTCGGGGGGAATCTCATAACCTGATAGTGATGTTTCAGTGTATAATGAAGGAGACTTAACACTAACATAGTTACCTACTGCTCTATAAACTTGTATGTTGCTTTCTAACTTTCCGTCAACGTTGTTGTCATAATTAGATCCTGTAGACGAATCATTGAAATCTACTTTGAATTCAATCTTTTTATCATCTACTTGTCTAGCTTTTATAGAATAGTTATTAGATGCATAAAGACTACTATAAGTTCCGCGGCCACTTTTTTGAAAGATTGTCTGGAAGCTAGTTGTTAAGTCATAATTACCAATGTATGTCTGCGGAACGTTGCCTACAGTAGTTGTTGTATATCCAAAAGATACAGTGCCTACATCATTACACAAATCAGCCCAGTCTAATCCTTTTGCATTTCTTGCTCCAACATTTGCAGTAGAAAAACGTATTTGTCCGCCTGTATTAAAAAAATGTCTTCTATGATTAGCATCATCAAAAGTGACTGTAAAAATGTGTGATATTACATCATTCCATCTTGCAGATCTATTATCTGTTAACTCTAATTTTTGCTCAGCCTGTGAAGGATGAATATTAAATTTATCTGATTCTACTTGGGATATTAAATCTTCAAAATCTTCAAATCCTTTTAACTCACCCTCAGGATCTGTAGAAACTAAACCATCATCATTAACAAATTGGCTTGTGTCTTCAGCAATTGTATTTAAATTGGCTGTAACCCTTGCAATACTTAAATCGCCTGGTCCTACTTGGTGCACCCTTGCATTTAAAATATCTGTATAAATGTTGTTTATATCAGAAGCTCTAATAATACCGTCTGTGGCATTAACTTGAGAACTGGCTAATGTTTGTCCGTAGCCATTTTGGCCCGATCCTTCTCCATATACTAACGCAATCCTATTTTGCAGGTTATTAATATCAGCTGCTTGGATATTAGCCATAACAATTCCTTATACTTTTAGAACACATTCTACTAATTTTTCATCTTCATCGTTATTTGTTTCCAATGCAATTCCGACTAAAGCATTTGATTGTATAGTAGTACAAACTCCTTCATCCCAAGCATACACAGCTTGACCTTTGGATACTGGGCCTTTTATCCTTACCGGAACTCTCCCTTTCAAAGCAATAGCTTGGCCGTCTGCTTCTGAATTCATCAAATATGCAGGCTTTTCTGAAATAACACCTATGCACAAATCGCTAGTTTTTGCAGGCCTTGTTTCTTCATCTCCGCCTACTGCCATTGCTGTTCCTACAGGACATTCACAACAGGTGGTATATTTTTCTGCTAAGTCGGCATATCTAGCCTGTGTAGCTGTACCTTGAAACAAATTAGCAACAATATTTCCGTCTGCTGTACGCACAGCAACAGTATTATTAGAAAGCAATTGACTTCCTGTTGCATATTGGCCTGTTGCATATTTTAATTTATCTGCGTTGTCTGCTGTTCCTCTTAAATTTGTTGCATATACTTCGTTCCATCTAAGATCAGCAGTACCTATATCAAAAGAATTATCAGAACCAGGTTTAATTCCTATAGAATCAACACGCCCAATTTCTTCTGTAGTTCCTAGGTTATTAGTTACTCTCCAAATTATACTTTGTGTAGGTAAAGTATTTTCTAATATTCCATTGTTATCTGCAACATACATTCTAAATTCATTATTATTTCCTATTGTTATACCATCGTTAGGAAAATTTGTTACACCAGTAAATGTTGCGCCATCTCTTAATAAAAATTCGGTTACTGCTTTTCCATCTAATTTAGCTGCATTAGAAGCAGTACCGTGGAATTCATACTCTCTATCAGGAATTCCTGCACTATTTGTCACACCATTATCAACTAATTGTGTCCATTTCAAAGTTACACCTTTTCTAACAGTGTCAAAACCGGCAATAGCATTACTAGGATCAATAGAAAATTCTTTTGAACTTATGATAGTGACAACCTCATCTTCTACAGTAGAAGCTATACAAGTATATGTTTCGCCATCAAGTCCTAAAATATCAAGGCTGACCATTTGTGTAAGTCCTTCGCCTGCGTTTTGAGGACCAATCAGTACATAAACTGCACCATTATACACATATAATTGATCATTACCTGAATCCCACCAAAAATCGCCAACAGTTGAACCAGTGGGTTGAGAATCAGCTGCATTAGCACCTCCGGATGTTTTCCAAGTATTACCATCATAGAATTTTAATTTTGTAGCAGCACTGTCATACCAAATTTGTCCGCTTAATGGTCTTGGCGGAGCAACTGTACCTGAAAAGTTTTCTAAAAGATACAAAAAGTTTTCATTTTGTATTTCTCCGTACCCGGCATAATTTTTACCTATAAACTTAAGATCTGTTGTTTGATCTAAAGTACCATCCTCTACATTGGTTAATATAGTATTGTTAAATCTATCTATTTGGTAAGCCATTCTTGTTAACCCCTAGTGCTATATGTTATTTATTCGTTTAAAATGAATAAGGTGATGTTGTACTTACGTGATCCCAAGTTGTTCCATTTGATGAGAAAGTCATAAGTGTCCTTGTTGGTGTAAGTATAACACTACCACTTGCTGTATTAGATGCTACAATATCTTGTACAACTGATTCATTTTGTGTTCCATTTGAGTCTACATCTAGTGCAGACTTTGTTAGTACACCAGACGTATCTGGTGATAAAGTTACACTAACGTCTATACCTTCTACTATTGCTCCAGCATAAGATGTAGCGTGAACTTTTGCATTTTTTCCTATGTTAATAGTGTGTGCAGGATACATAGATTGTATAATAGTAGCAACATTATTTTCCAATGTTGCTCCTGTTCCTAAACCTGTAATATCCATACTAAACACAATAGGCTCTTCGGCAATTGAACTATCTACATAGTTTTTCGTTGCCGCGTCTTGAAGATCTGTTGGATCAGCTATTCCTGTAATTTTTTGTGAATCTTGAACTGCAATATCACCTGCTGCTGTGATGTTTATGCCATTATTTGAAACAATGGCAAATGTTCCTGCAGAGGGAGATGCTGTTATAGTAGCGCCATCTAAATTTATATCGTCAACATTTAACTCTACTAATGTTCCTATTCTAACTAAATCATCTGCATACAGTATATTAGATAAACTGTCATTAGTAAGTTTATCCTGGCCGCCTATTTTATAGGCCCTAGTATTATCGCTCAAATCAGCATTTACATTTGATGTCCAAGAATTTGTAGCATTTATCCAAGTCCAATTTTTATCGCCCATATCAGAAGTAGATAGTATCAAACCGCCGTCATCTGCATTAGCCCCTGTCACAACGTTTCCGTCTGATGTTTTAGCAAGTTCGATATTTTTATCTTCTACTCTTAATGTAGCAACGTCTATACTTGTAGTTTCACCTTCAACTAACAAGTTTCCTGTTACTCTTAAGTCACCGTCTACATCTAAAGTATACTCAGGCAATCTAGACGAAGTACCTGTTGCATCTTTTGTAAAAATACCTACACGTTCTGTACTTGCATCAATATAAATTGCATCTACTGTAACACTTCCTGCTTGACTAGACTTAACACGTAAACTAATATCTTCGTCTGTAATTTGATTTTCTATATAAAATCTAGGACCAACTATACGCTGCACAACGTTTTGTGATAAACCTAATGTAATACCACCATTATTTGATACAGTCAGTGTTCCAGTAGTTGTGCCATTTGACGTTGAAGGTAAAAATGAGTCAGCTGTTCTAACAACACCACCTGCTGTTACTAGAGCATTAGCAGACTCAGCAATACCTCTGTATTTAAAATTGTCTTTATCTACAATATTAAACCCTTTGTAGATAATACCATCAGGATTTGCATCAGTAATTAATCCTGTAATTCTTTGACTATAAGTAGGAGTAAATTCTAGCTCACTAACCACAGCGACTATTATCCCTCCTACATAAAGACTTGCAATAGTTCTCGATCTGCTTTGAGTATCAAGAATACTTTCTACTTTGAATCCTGTTTCTTGTTGTGTAGCTGTATATCCAGGACCTACTAATATTAAATCGTTACCGTCATAAGCATAAAATTGATTATTAAGATTGTCTATCCATAAATCTCCTGCAACCATAGTAGGCGATTCGTCTTGAACAAATGGGCCACCAGATGCTTTCCACTGTTGTCCGTCGTAAACTTTAAGCCTTTTATCACTTTTATCCCACCATACTTGCCCTTCTAACGGATTACTTGGTGCAGACGTACTTGAAAAACTTTCTAACAACCTTATAAAATTTTCGTTAAATGCTTCGCCGTAACCAGTATAATTTTTTCCTACCAACGTTAAATTTGTAGTAGTGTTATCTATTTGACCATCTACTAAGTCTGTAAGTATAGTTCCGTCTGTTTTATTAAGTTGATAGCTCATTTTATTGTCCAGTATAAATTATATAATTGACAGCTAGATAAGGATTCATAATATTCAATGGTGCACCTACAAATTCCGGATTTTCCTCTGTACCTAAATTTCTAAAGTCACCTGTTCCTGTGACACCACCTCCGTCTACGCCGCCGCTAGATGAAAGACCCTGTGTGCCGCCTAATCCTGGTTCTACTGTTAATGTAATTGCATTATCATCAGAAGGTTCTCCTGCTGCTTCTCTAATTGCATAGTATTGGTTACCGCTAGGTCCTTCTAAATCGTGTTCGTGCTCAGGCAAATTAGTATCTCTAATTGTTATTTCTTCTGCCCCTGCATTTCCGCCAATTTGATCTGCTGCCTGAGATGTTACTCTGTTAGCAGATATATCATTCATATTATCTAAACCTAGTGCAAATCTACCTCTAAAATCAGGTAAGCCGAAAGTTGTTGCACCATTATTTGCAAGTAAAGTTCTATCCTTAAATGAATAGCCAATAGCTTCAAATAGTATGCTATAATCTGCAATATTAACTACTGCTCCGTCACAAAATAACCAACCATTAGGTAATGCTATACCTCCGAATGGTACAATTACACCTGCAGGAACTAAAGGAATTGTGTTTAGAAAAGTACTTTTCTTAACTTTATAAACGCCGGATGTGTAACCGCCACTAGTATTTAATTTATTGATTAGTATTTCGTCTTCATTGCTTGAAAAAGGTAATGAATCTTTATTAGAAATAAAACTGTTTGATATACTTAAATTGAATGTCTTGTTAGTTCCTCCTGTTTGTCCATCAAACTCGAAACTTACATTTTCTACATCTCCTGTAGCTTGAAATGTAGTTGCTGTTGCTAATCTATCTGCAGATCCTGCTCTACCACTAACTGTGCCACTGACGTTACCTTGTATATTTCCAAAGAAAGTTGTGGCGTGTATTTCTTCATATTTCGAAGTGCTACTACCGATATTACGTGTACCGCTGCCATCAGGAACAATATTGCCGGAAGTAATTACTCCTGCACCGTCTCCAGTTCCCATTGATAAGTCGCCGCCAACAAATAAGTTTCTACCAATTGCTGCGCCACCTTTTGTAACAAGTGTTCCTGTATTGAGATCATTTGCTTGAAATGTCGTGTCTATTAATATTTGCCCTGTAGTAGGATCACCTGTTCTTGAATTAACTTTTAACGTACCTTTTAGATCTAGCTCTTCTTCAGGTGCAGCAGTGTTAATACCAATTAATCCTCTTGCATCTACTCTTAAAACATTTGAATATGTAGTTCCATTTAACATTCTTACGTCTAAAGATGCACCACTACTATTTTGTTGTATTACTGCACTTTGGTTTTCAACTTGCAAACTTAATTGTCCACTAGAACCTATAGAAACACCATCATCATTTCTTACATTAAGTTTAAAATTAGATGACGTTTCAGAATCAGCACGTAAAAAATTACTTGCAGGTATAGTTTGGCCGCCTATAACAAGGGCATCTGCTTTTTCTGCTACGCCAAAATATTTTAAATCTTCTGTGCCAACTAACGGACTAGAGCTTAGATTTATACCAGCACCTATAGTCGCAAATCCCGGTATTGATGTTTTTGGTGTGAATGCTTGACTACTAATTATTATTGCATTATTATTTCTTACTTTGATAACAAAAACACTATACGTAACATCATCGATGCCCACAATCGATTCTGTTTGGCCGCCAGTAAGTAATCCATCACTAAAGTCCGGACCAACTAAGATCCAGCCTGCTCCTGTAAACAAATATAACTGCTGTGTTTCTGTATTAACCCAAAGATCGCCCCTTGTTGAGTTTGCTACATCTGGTTCATTTGTTGCTTTTTTTACACCATTAGCTGCAACCCAAGTTGTGCCATCATATAATTTAAGTTGATTAACCCCGTCGCTAATATCATACCATAATTGCCCTTCGACAGGCCTTTCTGGTGCATTTTCATTTGCAAAGTTTTCTAATAGATGTAAGAAGTTTTCATTTATAGATGCGCCATATCCTGTATATCCTTTGCCTGGATAAGATAAAGATGTTTCTTGGTTCAATGAATTGTCTTCAATAACAATACTTCCTTTGTTAACACTATCGGTGTATCTAATTTCGTATGCCATTATCTACTCCTTACCCTGCCAAACTCTGTACACGTACCGTATAATCAATTTGTATAAGCCTATTAAGAGATTTTTGTACAGGATGGAAAATTACGTGTGTCAAAAGTCTGCCTTCGCCGTCTGCAGAATAACTTCTAAGGCCTAACTCGTCAAATACATAGGCGTTATTTTGGCTTGATGCTGTATCAAATGCATCTTGGCCGTCTGGTTCGCCGTAATCTAACAAGCAACTTACTAAAATGTCTGTATAGTTTACACCGCTTAAATGTCTTACTTCGGTCTTGTTGCGTACAGGATCAGTATTGTTAACACTACGTTCATCTACAACTTTTTTGTATGTTTGATTATATAACGTAGCGTTTGAACCAGTGCTATTTGGTGTCAAATATGTAATTATACCAGTAGGATCAACACTAGTTCCGCCATTTCCAAAGGCCATTTCATTTATAAATCCTTGGCCCTGGTTAGCTAAACTCTCTGCTAATGCAATACTCATATTTTCATAATGAATTGCATTACGTTTATTAATATAAACCTGTTGTGTTTCAGGATCATATATTTTTATATGTCCTTGCACTAGTATTCCGCTGTTGTCTTGCATTTTATCGCTCATTTGATTTTCCTATACTGTATTTATTCAGGCAGTTCAGATGTTCCTGCACGTAAGAATCTACTTATACTATTGTCCGACTCTCCTAATGTTTCGTTGTTTTGTGTCCATAATTTACCTTGCTTTTTAACAATGCTTATTACAGTTCCTTCAATTGGAATTTCACGTAAAACAATACTTTGGCTTATAGGGTCAAATTTTACGTCAGGATCAATTGTCACATCACCTTCTGGACTATCTTGTTCAAATATTGGTAGATATCTTTTCTGTTCTTGTTTGTCCATACGTTTGCCGCCTACAAAAACCTCAATTTCGTCAATGAATGCAGTCGGATCTGTAATTTGATAGACTCTACTTAATCCATCACTTGTAAAGTTTTGAACTATCGAAGTGTCTCTATAAGGAACTGTTTTACTTATGTTTTGATCGTAAACTTTTGTACCTATATTGTAAACGTCTTTTATTCCTGTTCCAAGTGTGCCTCTGCGCAATTGTCTAAGTATATTGTTTTCCTTGACAAAGTATTCTATTCTTTCACCGTCTATAAAAATTATACCTGGTAAATTTTGGGACTTATTCGGTTCAGAAAGATTTTCTCCACTTACTAATTCAATGCGTAAATCATATTGATTTAATGGAGCTGCAAGTGTTGTTGCAGCAGCATCTAATCTTTTAAAATGTGTTCTATTTAAAATATCTTTAAATTGTCTATAAGCAAATTTGCTTTCACTTGCTTCAGCTGTAAAGTGCATAATATCTAAAACATCATCGGGTTGTGGAATTTCTTTTAATATTACTTTATCTTTAACTTCGTTGAGTGTATAATCAACTTCAGCCGACAATAATGTGCCATTTTTTATTACCCATACATATTTAGAATCAATTGCTGGCTTGCGAAGTTCTATCTCACCTACTGTAAGCCTATTGTATGTAATATAATCATTACTATCAACATTTAATGTTGTTCTAGAAACTACATCATAATTCATTCTTTCTATTTCTAATATATCGTGATTGCTGAATTGATATATTTCTATTTCGCTTTCATCAGCAGGTGGATTTGTTAATGTTACTGTAGTTGGACTTGTTAGTGTGTATTCTCCGTCAGTAATAACGTAAATTTCTAAGGAGTCTCCTGGATTTCCTACATCATCTGCTAGTACAACACTACTATTAGCAATATCAAATCGCCATTGTAATTCTTCTACAGTTATTAAAGATCCGTTTAAAAATACTACAATATCAGTTGTAAGTAGCGATCCTGAAGGCTGTTGGAAGACTTCAAGGGCAAATTCACGTTGTCTATTTTCTGGTATTGTATATTGAATATTATATCCAGGTGATAAAATATTATTATCTACTTTAACAATTAAGTTATATTGAGTCGGTTTACTATAAAACGGTGCTGAACTTAATTCAAAATTAGTCTCTGTACCATCTCCTAAGAATGTATCTTTCTTCAATTGACTATAATTTACAATAGAATTTCCAGCAAATATTGCAATATATACTAAACTATCTTCTGGAGGTGCTGTATCAAAATCTACAACTAAATTACTATTAGAACTATCTTCTCCAAATGTAACTTCTTGTTTTACACCATCTATACTTGCATACACAGAGATATCTTCTTGTAGTCTAACATTAGTTGCAAAATGTCTGTTGACACCGTCACCAAAATATGAATTATAGTCTAGAATACTTTGTCCTGCTTGTGACATTGTAACAATGTTCAACGCTGCGCCTTCTTGCCATATTTCTATATCTGTTACAACAGATCTAATGACTACAACATTATTATTCCAATCTATATCGTAATCTTCACCTTGTGTTAAAATAGTATTATCTATTTTTACAAATACACTATCTACTGTTCCGGGAGCTACACCTAAATTATAAACGTTTTGTGATTCTACAATTCTATAATTTTGTAAAAATATTTTACCTTGGCCGCTGCCATCTCTTGTGTAAACCTTAATATCTAACGTATCAAACACCTGTCCAGGCACTAATTCTTCTGGACCTGCTTGTGCAGCTTCACTAATAAATCCGTCACCATCAGTAATGATATCTTCAGCATTTATCCCAGTTGCAGTAGTGTAGGCTAAATCGCCGCCTGATAATTGTGTATCATAACTATTAGTGTCAGGTAAAATACTACCGTCGCTTGTTGTTTTTCTAACTATTAAAGTATCACCGTCTAATAATACAACACCAAGATCTTGTAAATTTATAATATCTGTTGTGCCGTCTCCTGTAATACTTTGTATAATTGCATTTGTGTTTGTTACAGGAAGTGTAGTTCCAAAATTTGGATCGTCTAATCTTACAAAAGGATTAGGGTTAGGTTCCTGTGAGCTGTAAGATCTTCTATAAACATTATACTCTACACCATTTTCTAGTGGCTTGGTTAATTGAACTGCAATTGTAGACTGATCTGCTGTGAAAACTTCGTCTTCAAATTGATCGTCGAACTCGTCCCATAGGTCCGTATACCAACCTTTTCTATCCCAGCCAGATATTCCAACAAATGCATAACTTCTAACTTCTACACCGCCATAGTCTACGCCTGTCATAAGTTGTGCCAGATCCTTACCATACATATCAGATAACGGATTATATGCAAATTGTATTCTATCTTCTGCTCCTAACATACTTAACGGTATTTGATACTGTACTGTAATAGTATCTCCTAGTGCAGGAGGAGTTGTAAATATTATCTTACCTCTTGAACGTGTATATGATTTTGAGTTATCTATAATATTTTCGTATGTATACTTGCTTCTTAATTGCTCTATTTCATTTACAAAAACTTTTACTTTTGAATTATCTAGTTCTATTGGAAATGGTAGATCAAATACAGTTTTATTGTTTGTTCCTTCAAAAGTTTCACTCTTTTGTATAGTCTGGAAGAAATAGTCTCCTAATAATCTATCAAACTTTACAACTATATGCGGAGATCTTACAACACCGTTACCTAAGACTGCAACTGCTTTTGCATCTGTGCCATTTTCGTCTTTTGACCCTTCAATTGTTACAGTTGGCAAACTTGTATATCCATTACCAGGATTTGTAACAATTATTTTTGTAATCTTTCCATAACCCAAAACTGCTTTTGCTGTTGCACCAGCGCCACCTCCGCCGGAAATTTTTACTACCGGAGTAAATGTATATTCAGAGCCGCTGTCAGCTATTTCAATATCTTTAATTTGATAGCCAAAATTATCTCTCCAATGCTTTCTTGGATAGACCAAAGTATTAGTTTCATCTCCAACTAAATTATTTGTTACAAGTGTAGTATTACTAGACCTTATATTTCCTGAAGTAGTATCATAATAAGGTGAAAGGTCAAAATCAGTTAAAACACTTCCAGTAGGTTCTACGTGATCATAACTATCAACAAATTTCCTTATATTAGTGCTATAGGGTTTAACTTCTTTGACATATTCTTCATAGTCTTCAAGATTACTATACTTAAATGTGGGTGTCATTTCTAACATACCTAATTTATGTGTAGCTGATATGAAACTTGTTTTGAAAAACCAATCTACATTAGTTTGTTCAGACAGGATATATCTTAAACTTGCAAAGAATAGCTGATTATATTCAATTTCAATATCACCAATGAATATATCATCTCTAATTGTTTCTAGAATAATTCTTAATTCTCTAACAGGATTTGTATCATAAAATGCACTATCAAAACTTTTGTTATCATAACCTATGTCATTATTTGCAAAATCATACAAGCTCGATGCAAGCTCTATAGTTCCATTTTGTCTGCCGATGGTCTTATAGTTTATTGTATAGTCTTCAGTATTTTCATTAGATATTTTTTCTAATAGGATCCAACCGCCAGATCCTACATTTTCTATTTTGACAACATCTCCTATCGTATCATCTAACGCCGCTAATTGATAAGAATTTTGGACAGCATAATCTATATCTGTAAATTGATTATATCCCTCAGCATAATAATCTACATAATTCCAATATAAACTTACATCATAAGATTGTATTGCTGTTCTTAGCCAATTTTTTTGTACTTCGTTATATTCATATATCGTCCATTTATTAAATGCTGTGCTATCTGCATTTACAAGGACACTAAATTTTCTTAACTTTATGGCTACATTATCATTATATCCGACTCCTTGTGAAACAACATCAACATTTGTAATTTGTCCAAGGTTATTAATAGATATTTCAAAAACAGCACCTGATCCGTCACCTTCTATTTGATAACTAGGTTCAATTTTATATCCTCTGCCGGGATCTGTAATTTCGACACGTAAAATTTTTCCGTTTACAACTATAGGTGTAAGTTTGGCAGGAGTGACTCTATTTGTGCTTACAAATTCTAATTCGTCAAAGGTATCAATTGCAAGATCATATCGGCCTGTAAATGTGCTTGGAGCATTTTCTTTTTGCAAAAGATTGTTTATATTTTTTTCATCTACAATAGGAGATTGTGAACAAACAAAGTTAATTCTTTCTACTGTTTGCTTTAATGCTTCTATCCTATTAACAAAAATACTTTGTCTTGGTTTATTTTGAATGCCAATCCTTTTTGCAGGGGAAATTTTTGGATCAGGTACAGGACGCAAAGTACTGTCAACACCTATTAAGCTATCAAACCATTTAAGTTCTATATCTTTATTAGGCTTGCTTGAGCTTAAATTCTCCGAAATTATCTGGTATTGTGTATGTTCATTTTGTTCTTTGCCAACTTCTTCTTTATACTTGATGTTTAACACAATGTCATCCGAAGTAATAATCTTATCTAGATTATTAATAACAAGCTTGTTTTCTGCAATTAAACTAACATATCTATAACCTGATTGTCTAGGTCTTGCAATTAATTGGACCATATTTCTAAGATTTAATTTTCTATTAGGCAAATTTGGTACAGTTTGTTTGTTTTCTACCCAGAAATAATATTTTGTACTAAAAGTTTGACTGACTTGATCATATTCTAGTTTTGCACTATACTTTGTATCTCCATAAATTGCTGTGCCGCTTATTCCTAGAGAAAGGCCATTATCTGTATCTGCTAATTGATTCCATTGGCTAGGCAAATAGTCACTTTCAACCCACTCATATATGTCAATTGTTGCTCCAGGTAATAATCTATTCCATTCATTTCTTTGGAAGGTAGTAGATCCTTGGTATGGGAAACTAAATCTTGCAGTGCTAACATTCCACCAAACTTGTCCAACATAACTAGCACCCCAGAATAATTTAGGATCAACGTCTTTATCTGCAATTGGACCTACATTGTATTTTGCAGGATCATAATTTAGTTTGTATGTTAATTCTTGGTCTACTATACCTGCAATTTTACCTTGTATTGGATCAATATAATCAATATAAGATATTATTTCATTTGATCTTTTATTGTAAACAAACATACCGTCTATTTTATCAAGGTCTACAGGAAGTCGGCTAGATCTAAGTGACGTCCAACTCTTTGTATTTTTTACTTTTCTATAGTCTATAACAAAGCCGCGTTCATTGCCTATAACATTTTGTGCATAAGGTAATCCTACGTATATATGATTTCCTTGTGATAAAATATTATCACCAAAATTCTCTCTTTGATTAGGATACAGTAATTGTTCCGAATATATCAAACCATTACCGATATCTTCAAAAATGTAAACAGTGCCTTTGTCTACTTTCCTATTAGCAAAAGTTGTAAAGTTTTTATCAAAAGTAGTAGCATCTCTTTCTTCACTATCAGTATCCAAAATATAGTTAATTTCATTTAACCTATTGACATAAGTGTCAAATCTAGTAGGAATTACCATATCACCATTTAAACTAGAAATAGCTAAATTTTCATTGCTATAATCTAAGCTATATCCAAATCTTTCTACTTCTTCATTATTAGGAGATTGTAAAGTAAATGTAGGTGCTGTAACTCCGTTATCTTCTATACCAAATTTGTTTGCATTATAATCGTAACTGTAAATCCAAACAGCTCCTTGGTCTATCTTATTCGCATCATCATAAGGAACACTTACTGCTATCGAGCTCCCGTCGGGTTTCAAAGATATTGAATTTGCCCATAAATTTTGATCAACATATACATCAGGTGTTTCTGAATCATTGTCGTGATCTTTCAGTACATAACTACTACTTGGTGCCTTTATAATTTGTTTTAAATTATATTTCTTTTGTTCTAAATTATAAACAGCAATTGCTGATTCAAATGTGCTATCAGATAACATTTGTTTTGTTTTTACAATTAAAGTTTCGCCGTTTTCGCTTACATCAAATGCATCTGCAAATTGTTCAATATTTTCAATTGGATCATACACTTGTTCAAATAGTGTTGCGAAACCTGTAAGATTTGGAAGATAACCTAGGTAATCAATACTATCAATCTGCGATTCCCAAGAAGTATTTGTTAAACTAGGCGCATCTGCTCCTGCACTAATATTTGTAAGAGCTTTCCAGAATGTACCGTCTTGTAAGACAATATTGTTTTCTGCATAAGAATACAAATCATTAAATTGTCCTCTGTACTGTTCGTCTTTGCCTCTTCTCCAAGAAATATTGTTCCATAATACAGGATTTCGTATATCTTCTTCAGCTGACGAAGCAATATCTTTGTTTGCACGGAAATAATCATCTTTGAATATTACTACATCACCTTTTGTATACGCCGCATCTAATTTATATCCTCCTGTCAAATTAACAGTAGTATCAACACCTTGATTATATATTTCTATTGCTCCAGGATTTGTGCGCCATTCATATGGATCATTACGCGAATCACCCGAAGGCTCGTTAGATATAAACAGTGTGTATAACTCATTATTTTTACTAATTTTTACTTTTGATCCAAAACGCTTATCTTTACCGGCATATTCTGATGCTATTGCAATCTGGAACTGATAAAGTCCTGTATTGTCTCTTCTATAAATTGAAACTACACCCTGATTCTCGTATCCGCCAGTTCCGAATCTATCAGCCGGTATATTAAAAACCTGTGTATAATCTTTGTTAAGACTGTACGGAGCATTCTGTAATCTATCAATTCCACTAAGTGTATCTTCATTAAAAAAGAAATATTCTTGATCAATTATAGGTATTACATCATTCCAATTTTTGCTAACAGGAAAATTCCTACCAGCATCTATTAATAATAATTTTCCTATTATAGAGTTTCCAATTGCAATGTCGTCATCAACACTATCTACTGTGCCTATTACTTGATCAGGATCTCCTGCACCTCTTAGTGAAGGATTACTTAAACGTTTTATTTGGTATCTACCTATATTAGTCTGTTGTTCAAAATTGCCGGGTTGTAAATCTGTCCTTACTTTAACATATACTCTTACTCTATTAAAGTTTCTTTGATAAAATACTACTTCTGCTGCACTAGTTGTGTTACTTGTAAGTGCAAGGCCGCCAAAGCCGTCTCTCGGAGTTTGGACATCGACTAGTATATCTCCAATTTCTGGTTCGAACACATCGCCTTGGAAGTCAAATTCTGTAAACTCAAAATCAATGAATCCGTCCCATATATCTTCGACTAGTTGATTTTTCGTCAAGTCATTAATACTAATACCACTTGTTGTAATATCATAGTCAGGATTATCAAAAAATTTCATTCCAAAAGTTTGATTTGGATCTTGTAAAAATCTTGCATACAGTTCGTCTGAATATTCTTTAGCAGCCCTTATAACCAGTTTGGTGCTAGGACGGGCAAGCTCTGTACCGCCATTATCGCCTGTATAGGCTAAATGAGAAATAAAACTAGCTTGGTTTTTACGATTTATATAAGGCCCTATCGTACCTATTGCATCTTGTATATTGCTATACAAATTAATAGGATGTTGCTCTACAATTTCGCTTGCTAATCTTACATCAACATAAACTAAACCTCTGCCCACATCATAATAAGTTGAATTATTTCTATATGTAAATTCTTCACCAGCAAATGTAGTTGTAGTATAACCACTTGTAGGTGCTTCTGAAGTCCTGTACGTTTTGAATAACCAATATCCGCCCACAGCGTCTGTAGTCGCATAGGTGTTTTCTTCAGTATAAAATCCTACAAAGTCGTCGTTACTTGTATATAATTCTCCTGTTACGCTAAATGTACCATTAGCATTTATTATGTAAATTACTGCACTATCTTCATTTTTAGCAGTATAATATACTTCACCTGCGCCTGTGTCTGTAACTACCCTATCACCGATAGTCGGTAAAGTAACAAAAGCATCAATGTAAAAAATATGATCAACTTTTTCATTGATAATATGTTCTTGTCTTAAAAATTCAGGAGTAATTTCAGTTATTTGGTTGTTAAATGGATAATAATTGTCAAGTGTAGGATACGTAAAACTTCTTATATTCCACGCTAAACTTACGCCGTCACCTACATCAGTACCATTATACATATCAGCTGGTGCTCTAACTAAGAAGTGGTCAACAATATTATTAGGCAATCCGGGATCACCTGCTACAAGTAATGTTAGACTTGTACTATCAGCATCTGCTTCTTCGGTAATATCAATGTAAGAATCAAAAGTTGAAAATGGTTGATCTTCAATACGAGGTAAAATATTTCTATTTGCCCTCCATAGAGATTCTCTATATCTTACTATATCACCTTTTACATATGATGTGTCAGGATCGAAATCTCCCTTGTATCTTGTCTTTACATAACTAGCATTTGGGGCGCCTATTGCTAGATATTCTCCGTCAATGGATACATCTATTGATTGTCCAAAATTACTGTATATTGGATCAAAATATGCAAACGGATTATCTTCCTGTACCCAATATTCAGCTATTTCTGCATCGCTAAACACATTGCCACTAGTATGAGATTGGACAGATTTCCAATATGTGCGTGTACTATCTATATCGTAAACAACAATAGTGTTTCTTCGATATAAAGTATTAGGTAACCAAGGTCTGATTCTATCAGGCGGAAATATACTTTGATCAACTTGTAGTAAATTACTGTCACTTCCTCTTCTATAATAATCTACTTTGCCGTTTTTATCTTTGCCGGAAGATACAAAGAAATTTTTATTATCGCCAGTTACAGCCATACTATCAGAAAATCCTTGATCTTCATCATCATAATCACTTATGTTAATAATAGATTGATGAAGTTTGTATGCAGGGTTATTTTCAATTACTTTCCAGTCACCATTTTCATAATCCTCAATCCAGAATTTTTGTTTATCATATATTTTTGATTGTGCTAGTAGATTTGCTGTTTCTACATTTTCTGTCCTAACATTTCTTAACTTAGTAACAATGTAATTTTTTCCTGTAAAGGTTTCTGGTTGGTTACCCGAAATGGTGCTAAAACGTATTTTATCTAGCTTTATACTTTCAACTTTGTAAAATCCAGTTAGGTTAAATTCATCTGCACCTTTAACACCTATAAAGTCGCCTTCTTTTACATTACCACCGGCCCAGCGATCTACTTTTAATTCCCATATAGGATCTCCGTCATCATTTGCAGTCAACGTCTCGGTTAATTCTTGACCGTACACGTCGGCTTCAATATGTTGATACACTGCCCAAGGATTATTTCCTGTTTCTACTACCCAAATGTAGTCTCCAATAGCTAATTGATTTACATCTCCATCGGGCAACTCGCTTTCGGTGCCTGCTACAAATGTAACATCTTCTTCGTTAACAAAACCTCCTGATTTAATAATCTCTTCTGTTAAAATCTTTGTAGGAAATGGTTTATGATTATATTCCAACGGAGTGTCGTACATTTGAAAAGGTAATATTCTATAGTGTCTGTCAAAATTTGTATCAGGTAAAGATTGCACAAGTTCTATAGCCTGAGGAGACTCCTGTATTTTATCTTCTTTGAAGTTTATTTCTATTTGTTTTTTATTATCAACATTACCATATCTTCCTACTTGTAAAGCCCATTCTTCGTAGAATTCTAAAGTATTTTCTCCTGCTGTACCGAGAGATTTGAAAAGCTTATCTAAAGCATTTTGTGTCCCTTTATCTTGGATATATCCTTGATAAAATTTATACTGACTTACATCATCAGGAATAATATTTGCAAGATATTGACGTTTTTGAAATCCTGTCAATTGCTTTGCCATTTGTTGTAAATTTATATCAAACCCTTGCGTGTCTAAACTGTAAAAATCTGTAAACTGGTTAATTCTATAATCAAAATTTGTTATTAATTCTGACTCGGGCTTTTCTGATAATCTATACCAATCGTTACTATTAAATGTACTAGAACCTGGAACATTTTTTGTTGCCACATAATAGAATTGCTTGTACTTTACTAAAGTACCTATATCATAATCTTTCCAAGTTGTCCAATCTGTAACTTTTGCATCATCAAAAACAAATCCCGGTATGTTTAAACTACCATTCCAATCTGCAGCTCTATAACCTGTAACTTTAATTCGCTCTTGTCTATACCCAGTTGAAGGTTGGAAAATAATATCATTAAAAACTGTGTTGTTATCAATCAATACAACGTGTTCTTTATGTACCAAAGGCAACACAGCACTATACAAACCTTCAGTCTCATTATTAGTTTGTATACCGAAGCTATTTTTATCTCTCAGTAAACTTGTAAATTCTCTAGACAATGGTTCTCCATTTGCTTGTAAAATAGAGTAAGGATAAAAATCATCATTTATGTTATCAACAACAAGATAATCTTTTTGGAAATTAAATCTATTAGCAGCAGGCGACAATGTTATAACTGTTCCGGACGCCCAGCCTTGTGTTGTCCAGAACAAAAATTCTTTACAAATTTGATCCCAATCGTTTACAATGCCTTCGCCTTCTACAAAGTTGAAATCAAATCCTATCTCTTTGAGATATTCACCATAACCTAACAAAAAGTCTACTACTTCTTGTGAATTTTTAAGTGTTTGCCCGTAAGGAATAGATAAGGTTTCATTTTTATCAAAATTACGTTTGAACAAAGCTGTCTTGCCGCCAACTGTTGGAACTTCAGGTAATTTTACTAAATTAGTTGTAGTGAAAGATTCACCTGTTGTGTGAGTTTTTGTAACTCTGTAAAAATTATTCACGTATTCTACTATTGTATCTTTTACATATAGTTTTTCTGCTTCCCAATCTGTAGTCGCTTCAGATACTCCGCCAACTGACACTGGAACTGCTTTACTACCTATAATAGGTGCATAGTAGTTAAAAAACGGATTTTCGTTATTATATCCACGTATCGTAAATCCGCTGGCTCTCTTTTCTACAACTACTCCGCTATAAGATGCTACAAACTGAGGAGAACTTGTGTTAAAGAATATTTCATAGTTTTCTGGAGGTATGTAAATACCTCCATCTTCTAATTGTTGTTGAGGACTTCTGCTATCTAGAATTAAGTTCAGCTTTGTTTTATCACTAAAGCTTCCTAGTTTAAATCCTAATTGATTTGTAATTGACAAAACTTCTTGTTGATAATCATTGTATACTGTAAGAATATCACTTGCTACTAAATTGTAGATGTAATTAACAAGTCCGGACGTTGAAATCCGTAAATTATCTGCAAAGGTATTAGGAAAAATTATTTTATTTGTTGTTAAATTTTTTCCTGTTTCTTTATAAACCTGTTGACCTGCAAGGTTAGTAATTGTTCTCGATACATCAAAGCCTTTTCCTAATGTATCTGAAGGCTTGTTTAAAATTAAGCTGGTAATAATAGCGAATGGATAATCCGAACTTCTTCTCCAGGCAGTTTCTACAGGAGATTCGTCGCCAAAACTAAAATTATTTGTACTTTGTCTTTGAACAAACTGATTCACATAACCACTTCTTTGTGGTGCTTTTACAAACCCTTTTGTATCAACAGGAATGTGACTTGTGATATTAGGTTTAGCATATTTCTCAGTGTATCTTACATTCCCCGGTTCTGCAATTTTTCCTACTTCGATATCTCTCCATAAAATTAAATTATCAGATGTGTAAGGAGCAGGACCATACACAGTATCCCACCATTTAGGTTTTCTTTTGATGCCAAGTATTTCCCAAGGATGAGAATGTGGACGATCTGTGCCAAAAGCTCTTTTGTAAACGCCTCTCCAGAATCCAGGCAAAAGCTTACCATTAGGATCTAATGCAGATGAATAATTGTATGTAAACGGATTTGTTCTATCGTAGAAAAAATTATCAGTATAATCAGCATCAACAAATGTTAGCCATTTTTTGAAAAACTGTAGTAATGAACCATTTACTTCTGACCTATCAAATTCATTATCACCTTTATCGTTGCCTTCAAATGCATCTATATCTATACCGGTTTTATCATAGTCAACTTTGATATTGTTGAAGATACGTTTTTCTAGTTCTAATAATAATTCATCTCTAAAATCCAAATATGCTCTAACATAACTGCCGTCGTGTCCTCTAATCATAGGTATGCCTACAGGATACGCATCTATTTCTATGTTGTCATTTACACCGTGGAAGCCACCAGTATCAGGCATATACAAGTTCCTGTTATGACCTTTAATTTGATGTATATGGAACGATCCTGTGCCGCCGTTTTCTACGTCTTTATCAATAGCTGCTTGTTGTGTAGTAAACACAGGGTAGAACCATCCCCTAATTCCTGCATTCTTAAATCCTTCAGAAACTTCGCCGTATATTTTATACTCCTTACCATCTACAGAACTTTCTGTTTGATAAGTGTCGTCTAATGTAAGTTCAGGATAGTATTTTGGATATAACCCTAGTTTACTTGGTGTCGGTGAAATGTATGATCCGTCAGTAGTTTCATATTCGTATATTTCAATTAAATCATTTTCTATTTGGCCTGCACTGATAATAACATACCCTTGATTGTCAAAAGTATAGTCTTTTTCAAAAGTAAGTTGTTTTCCGTTTAGATATATGTATACAGACTTAGATGATAATTCTTCTAACCCAAACGAATTTGTAAGTGCATACTGTGTGATTCTTGAATCTAATACCCGATAATCTATTTTGTTGTAAGGTCCATAACCTAACATATCTGAAAAATAGAAGGGTTGAGATTTTACTTTATCTTTATTGATAGCTGCAAGTATTTTATCAACGTGTTGTTTTGTTTCTCCATCAAATCCTAAAGTTGTTGCAGTATCTAAAAACACTCTTTTGAATCTGTTGTATTCAGTATTTGCATATTTAATTGCTTTAATCAAATTGTATTTTTTATTTGTTATATGATATAACGGCAGATTGATAGGCGCAGCGTGTTTAACAAATCGTTTTCCGTATTTGTTTATATTACCAAGGTCTCTGATATTTCCTCTACCAGGAAATACTCCTTTAAAGTCATTGATTTCACCGACCATACTATCAACGTGGTCAATAACTTCGCCCAATGTAAATTCTGATATGTCTTCGTTTAACGGATTTCTATCTAAGTTGATAGGAACTTCGTAGTATCCATTATTATTTTTTTGCGATTTACTATCTGATTTTACAAGCAAAACATCATTTACAGATAAATTAGATGTAAATCGTATCAACGCTCTCTGGTTAATCCTGTTTATTGTGTAATCAACATTCTTATATTGTAATTTGTTATTTACATATACAATTAATCGTAAGTCATTTAAATCGCCTGCATTATTATATACTCTCACAGCAAAATCATTTACTTGTGATATGTCTACAATTCTTTGATCAATCACCCATTGTTTACTTTGAATAGGCTGCGATGACCAGCCATTGACATAATCAAATTCTGTTCTAGTTTTGTATTTGCGTAAAAATGCAATGTCAGTGTTCACTGTTACAATTTGTTCATTTTCCTGTATAGTAAATGAATCATTTTGCAGATTAAATTCAAAAACAATGTCACCTGAGTTTTCTAATGATCTGTAAGTTAGCGGAAATCCTAATTCGTCGTCTTCTGTTCCTTGGCCTTGTTTGTAAGAAAATATTTTTGTTCCCTTAAACGTAGAAGAATTAAACACATCTAAATCGCCATAGGGGTTACCTTGAGGACAACACAAATCAAACATAGGAGATTGATTAATCTTATTTTTTACTTGTGCAAGTGCCCATTCATTGTTATGATAATGATAAATTTGTCCGCTGTTTTTATTACCTTGTTTTACTAAAACATTTTCTAAAGATAAAGGCGTAGTGTCTTCAGTTTCTACTAAAGATATTTGACGCCTATTGTTGATTGTTATAAACTTAACTTCGTAAATTTTACCTCTAACTATTAAATCTGTATCAGCAGCAAACAATACTCGCATACCTTCTGCAAGTTCAATACCGTCTACATTATATCCAATAGTTCCTTCGATAGTAGAAAATACATCACGTGTAAACGTATCTATAAGATCAACGTCTTGTTTGGCTTCAACACCATAATCGTAAAGTTTCAGCCCTGCATTAAATTCAATTATCGGTCTTTTAGCTCTAAAATTTTCATCTATATTAATAGGTAAATTATTATATGTATAACTTTTTTCTATTACATCTTTATGAAACCACTTATTATACCTAGACCAAGAGTTTTTATCTTTAGCTGCACGATTTATAATAATATAATCTTTGTCTTGCGCATACGAGCTTGCATTTGAAAATGGTAAAACATCAAATGCATCGCTGTCATAAGGTACTAAAACATCTTGATTGTAAACAGCCGGAATCAATAGATCCTTTTCATTTATTAAGACAATTTTGTCTCCTACACCTTCTACATACCACAAGTCTTCTTCGTATTTTTTAGGTGTAATATTGCCTTGAAATTTAATTTTCATTCCGTTTGATAATTCAACACCGTTTGCACTAGTATATTGTTTTTTACCTAAAACTTCGTTGCCAACATCTAAAAATGTATTTTCTTCTATATCATATATTCTAATAACACCGCTTGTATCTTGGTCATTTTTTGAAACATAATATAATCTATCTGGTGCACTAAAAGGTATTGTAAATTCAATGGTGCCTCTTTCAATGTATGCTGTTGCTACTTCTTCTCCGTCTTCGCCTAATTTTCTTATACCATCAGGATAAAGAGTGCTTACATTTTCTCCTTCTTCGAATTCAATGCTACCACTATCAGGTAAAACAATAAACTCACCTGTATCGTAACTTAAATTATTTGCATCATACAAACTGCCATCAAACAAGCCGTTGTCTCTAAGTCCTTCAGTGCCTGCGGTTATAACAGCAGTTCCGGGAGTAAATGATCTACTAATAGCAATAGCCATAGGATGTCCTGGCGCATCTATTTCAAATCTATAAGTTTGACCTCTATAAAGTTTTATAGAGGGGTTACTTACAAAACCGTCATTAAATATATACGTTGTATTATCGCCTTGATCTGACGTTGTTACAGTGTATGTGCTTGTAACTTCTTGACTTTGTCCTCGTACTGGCACAGATAAAGGACCAGTAGGTGCCCAATAGTATTCTCTAAAATTAACAAACTTATCCCAATCAATATGCGGGTTCCAACTATAATATTCTGAACTGTTTAATCTACTGTGGTTTTTTGTATTAGCACCAAAATAATTTAATGTGCCAATATAGTCATTATAATCTTTATAAAAAGTAACATTATTAGACTCGTCTTTTATTACAGTTGCAGGTTCGAGCTGATATGCTTCTCTAGAATCGTTTACATCATTCAAATAATTATCAGAGGGGTTAAATGACTTTGCAGTTTTACGTCCTACATAATCATTTAATTTTTCAGCAACGCCGGGCTGTATAAGTTGATCTATTGTTCCTTGTAAGAATTTTTTATTTGTAACACTGCGGAAAAATTTAGGAATAAAATCACTAGCAGTACGGTTTTGTTCTCCGTCAGCTGGCAATGCACTTTCATTCTGTTCGTCGTTGTAAGACATTAGTAACTAGATCCTCCGCTGTTAGATGAGCTTGTGTAAGTTGTACTACTGGTCGAAGTTGTACTACTGGTCGAAGTTGTACTACTGGTCGAAGTTGTACTACTAGTTGAGCTTGTTGCATTTGCACTTGCAATTCCACTTGTTGTAGAAGTAGAAACACTTGTGACTACACTTCCGCTTGCTTGTAATTCTGTAGCTGTAATCTCATCTATGATTTGTATATCAGAAACTTGCGCTGCACTAATAAAAATTTCATCAAATTCTGATTTTATTTCAAATAGTGATCCAAAACTTTGAGTTTCTTTTTTTGGAACAATTAAAATACTTTGTAACTTAGGACTTAACGTGTTCATTATGTATGCACTTAGTTCTTGGAAATAGAAAGTTTCTCCAAAGTCCCAATTTTCTAATTCAAAAAATTTGTCTACAGCAGAGATAATATCTGCTTTTAATTCGTTTTCATTTATGACTAAATTTTTGTTACGCACAATTTTAAAATTAACCTGCAAATCTTCTTTTGCCTTGCTACCAAACAATATTTTATACTTAACAGGATGATATACTATTTCATCACTTATTGACTTAATTGCATTTATAGAAGATCCGTAAGATCTTGTCAACACATCATTACTTGTAGGTAAAGGCATTACATCGATTGCACCTTTTATAAATTTACGCATTTCTACATCATAATTTTTTGTAAGTAGATATGTATCTATTATATTGCTTGCGCTCGGATCGATTCTATAATTATCGTCTGCAACGTGGATGTAATGGAATTTTAAATTGGATCTTCCAGTAAACGCTTTATAATCAGTAGAAAGAGTCAAATTTCCTGCGGCTTTATTTAATTTTTTAAATACTTGTTCTTCTACCAAATAAAATACTTGACCTTCTACGTGTGTAGAGTACGAACCGATTGCATTTTCATTTGTTACAATTTTTACTTCTTGGGTTCCGGCTGTAGTTATTTCATTCGCAAAAAATTTAAAATCTTCTACACCATCACTTGTTGTATATTTTTTTTGAAATACCAATTTATTTGCAATATCAATTAAATTGTTATTCTCATCAACTAAATCATTGAAAATATCTAAATTATCTACTGCTCCGTCATCATCTAAATCAAAAAACTGCACTTGTATTTTTCTAGTGTCAACATAGCCTTCGGCATCTCTGTAGGCATCACTAATGCTCCATACATAATCTTTTGAATATGGTTCGCCACTTGCAGCTTGTCTGTTTATACTTAAAATTTTAATTTGGTCTCTAATAATTTTTCCTGTTTTAGGATCGTAAATTTTATCTGCTGCATCAAAGAAAAATCTAATTTCGTTTGCACTTTCAAAAATATATCTTTGATTTCTGTTAGTGATAGTATACTTTTCTCCGTCATTTGTGAAATTTAGTAGCCAACTTGAATCTAAATTAGCAGCCGTAGTATCTCCCGATTTACCTAAAGCAAAATCATTTACCGAATTAACATTTTCTGCCAATACAAGTTTCCACTCTCTAGTAGTTGTATCATATCTTAAAGCAAAATCTTTATAAGAAAACGTTTGATCTATTATTTGTATTTTTAAATCATCACTTAAAACTTTAGAAAATTTTGCTACAATTGAAACTAATTGGCTGTTATCATTAACTACGTCTGTAAGACTAATATCTCCTATAGTATTCACCACGCTATCGCCTTCATTATTAACAACAGAAACTTTTGTCCATTTATATAACGAAGCACCAAATTGTTCAGCATTTGTTGTTAATGTGCCATTTGGTAAAAAGTATTGTTGTGTTTGTCCTTGCATAGGTGCTTTGAATTTCAACATAGACCCTGTTTCTAAAAATCTAAGATTATTACTTGTAAAGGAAGATACTTTAAATCTATTTGTTGTATCATTTTGTGATACTAAATTGCCTGTGTTTTCATTTATTGCTTGATACTCGTTTTTCCAAATTGCAGACAAATCAATAGTATCGATTTGAGGAAATTCACTATAATAAAAATTACGCAAATTTGTAGATTGTATAATACCTTCTATTGTATTATATATTACACCTTCAATATCAGTTTGTGTATTAAACGTAAACGTGGAAGTTGAATCATAATATTCTTTGTAAATAACACCATCATCAGCAAATAGGCTTGTGTTAGAATATTTGCCACTTGCATCTATTAAATCAAAATATCTGCTTATACCACTAGATATCCTGTTCACACTTTTTGTTTTAATAATATCTTGGCTTATTGCTAAAGGCCCTATATTATAATCTTCAGCTGTAATTAATCTGTTTTGCGTATAATAAGTTGCAGGAGCATTTTGTTTTATACTTGTATTAGTTTCTGTCGTTGTACTGTTAGAAACAGTATAATTTAGTCTTAGGCCAATTGTTAATTTTTCTAAATTTCCGGCTCGCCCTTGATAAGGTATTTCAATGTTGACATTACCTATACCATTGGGTGTAACAACCATATTTTTATTTGCACTTGTTCTATAAAAAACTTTAAAATTGCCTGCAGGTAAATTTCCAAATACACCGTCACTAAAAACTAAATTTATTCTATCACCTACTCTAGTTGTAACAGCAAATACGTTTCTAATACCTTCAAACAAACTATTGTAAATTACATTATTACCTTCAACATTATCTAATCTTGTCCAAGGAGTTGTTTCAAACCCATTTGAATCTGTATTGTACAACCAAATGTCATCGTTATTAATATTTTCGGCATCAATTGCAATTATCTGATTAGGTGTAGGATTTGTTACATTGAATGTACCTGTATCAAGATTTCCTTGCCTAAAGTGCATAAAAAATCCAGTGTTTATACTACCTGCTCCTTGACCGTCATCTCTAAACAAAAATGCAGGACTGGTTCCAGGTACAGGAGGTTCTTCTACAATAACATCACCTTGTATATCTGTACTAACAACTTCAAATCTTGTTGAAACGCCTTCTATGTTTTTAGAAAAAGGAAAGATTGCACTGTCTGTATTAGTTGCATTTATTCTATATTTTTGCGTTTGCACACCGTCAATATTTTGAGCCTTCAAGGGGTTGCCAATTGCATTGTTAGCAGGTAATGCAGCATTTAAGATTTTTATAAATTGTTCAAAATAGTTTTCATTAGTCTGATCGTTCCATTTTATTACTCTGCCTGACAGTTGTGAACCTGCACTATCAGTTAAATTTTCACTAGTTTTAACTGTAGTAATTTTCAATAAACCCCTGGCTGGTTGATTTCTTCTAGGATTGTAAGAAAGCATACGTGCTAATCTTAGTATACTTTCACGTCTTTCTGCAGTTTCAAGGAAATTTTCTCTAGCATTTAGGTCTACACGGAATGATAAGTTTTGCCCAAGGAAAGCAATCATATCAATTAGTGCAAGATATTCACTTGACTCAATATAATCATTAAAATCTTCTGGATAGTTTTGACGCAGATAGTTAATCATTGTCCTGCGTAGGTTATCGAAATCATAGCTTTGGAAATCTGCATTCCTAAAACTTTGGTATATTTTTTTCCAGTCTTCAGCTACAAGTAACCTAGACTGTCTTTCGCTTGAAGACATAGCTTTTTCCTTGTTTATTAAAAATATTTATCTGATCTAAAAAAGTGCGTATATAATTTTTACAGCAATCCGTTAGCTTGATCAAACTTAAATTTTAAGGATTCAGATATGTCATAGGGTATAAAAGTTACTTCGCATTCAACGCTAATGCCTTGTTCGTAAGTATCAACTATAATTTGATTTGCTTGAAGTCTTTCATCATAATTTACAATATTTGTGACATTTTCTTGTATAGCTTCTTGTATTGCGGGAGTAAAAGGTTCATACAATAAATCCCAAATAATGCATCCAAATGTCGGATCGGATAATTTTTCACCTTGTCGTATATGAAAGTGATTGATTAGATCTTGTTTGATAAGCTCAAAATCGTATAGACTAAAACTTTTGTTGTCTGTAGCCAAAGTGCTAAAGCCCCTGTAAGCTCTGCCTTGTTTTGCAGTTCTATTAGGAGTTTTAACACTAACTCTTTTATATAGATTTTTTTCTAATTCGCTCATACTGTATTTAACCTATTCAGCTGACCCCGGATCATTGTCATCATCGACTCCATCTGCATTAGGAGTACCATCAGCATTTTGTGGTCCTGGTAAGTTTTGTTGATCTTCTGGCTGTACTACTGGATCCTCTAGATCGTTTCCTTGTTCTTCGTCAGGATGAGGATATTCTGTTTCGTCTCCATTCGACGGTCCTGCCGGTATAGTTCCGTTCCTTGGGAATGTAAAGGCTCCTCCTTCTTGTGTATGGGCACTGAAGTGCATAGCATCGTCTAAGCTAGTCCAGGCTCCGCCCCATCCTAATCCGTGCTTGTTTGCAATCTCAAGTGTGTTAGCAGGCATATCTGTAATAGGAGCATTTGGCGGACGAGGTCTAAAAAATCCATTTACGCCGCCGTCAACCGGATCTGGCCAGTTGATATCTATAGCGGCGCCGCTGGCGTGACAACTCCAACTTCTTCCTGCTCTAACAGATCTATATGCATAGCCGCCAAGTTTTTTAATTTCATAACCTGTAGCTTCAAACTCATCAAGAAAATCTTGAAAATTCTTTTGGAAAACTTCTGCAACTTGACAACTTAGTCCTGCTCTTCTAGCATATACTGTAACAAGTTTACCTTGTCCGTTAGGATCAAATTGTGCATCACTAGGTGGTGTCGAATTTGGATCATTGTTTACTTGTCCGTCACCTGTTCCTCCACTAAAATCAGCACTTGATCCTGCTGAACCTGTTACAGATCTTGAACTATTACTTCGTGCTGTGTTTTTATTAAATGTATCAGGACTTTCGTATCTTTCTGCAGGCACTAGTGTACCTGGCATTTCTCTATCTGTTTGTTCTTTTTTGAATGCCTGTGGATTTGTATTCTCGTGGTGCATATAAGGCTCGTGTTGGGGAGACCTTGTAAGAATACTTTCGTAAGGAACAGGTTGTTGAGCGCCAGGAAACATATAAGGAAGCGTGATTGTAGTTAACGGTTCTATTGATAATGCATCTACAGGATCGCTTGCAAGAGTTGCATTTAATGCTGTTAATGCAATTATATGATCGTCACCTTCGGTTGCAGACGAACTATTTCCACTGTTCCAATGTATGTCAGTAGCATCTCCTGTTATTCTTGTAGCACCTTGTATGTTTACTGTGCCGCCTAATGCATTGTGAAAAGTATCTGTTCCAGCAATTAAGTTGTGTGCAGTTCCTGCTTCTTGGAACATTTCAGCTGCACTTATTAAAGTCATACGAGCTTCGGTTTCGTTAACAAAATTACCTGTTACTTTTAAACTTAAATCTCCTTCAATAACTTTATGATCCCATCCTGTAATTACACCATCCATATTACCATTAATACGGAATCTACAATCTCCACTATCCACTCCTTCACCAGTAGTTGATAGATTATAACTAGCAGATTTATCATATCTTATACCAACAGTTAAATCGTGCATATTAACGCCAGCATAACGAAATGTACTTGCGCCACTTTTTTGGTGCATTGTAGCGTCAGCTTTTATTCTAATATTTCTATTACTATGTAAACCGTAATCACCTTTTACTGTAGTTTTCTTTCCTAATCCTACAGTTGTGTCCGATTCTCCGGTAACTGTAAGTCTATAATCTTTTCCAACGTGAATTTTTGTGTCAAACATACTTTCAAGATGTATTCTGCCACTTTCTTTAGAATCAAAATATTGCTGCTCATCGCTCCATCTTGCAGTTGCTTTCATATTAATATTTCTGCCAGCTTCGATATTGAAGTCTCTTTCTGCTGTAAAGTTAATGTCATTATCAGACATTACACTTATACTATCCTGTGCGTGAATATCAATTTTACCATCGGATGTTAATTCAATCCAGGCAGTGCCTCTGCTGTTTGCAATATAGATTAAATCTTCTGAATTGTGTAATAGTATTTGATGTCCGGTGCGTGTTCTAAACCGTAGTAATTCGTTATGGGGAATAGTTTCGTCGCCGCCTTTTTCACCATTTAATCTGTTATAATACAGTGGCGGGCCGTCTTCAGCGTGGGTTGCTCGTACTAGTTTATCATTGCCGTCATCCATTACAAAACTAGAACCACCTAATCTGCTGTATGGTACATTTGATTTTTTACCTGTAGGTCCTACATCTACTCTAGGAGCACCTTGTCTTTTATCTTGGGGTCCTGGTGTGCTAATACCGAAAACACCACTCGGTATTTCTCTCCTTGCACTAGTAGACGTTGTTCCTCTTGTTTCATCAAAAATAAGTCCTTGTATTTCTAATATATTTGAGAAATCTTTGTTATAAGGTTTATTAAATAATGTAGGATCTATAAGTTCGCCTGTTTCTATTTTTTTATTGTATTCACCTACTGGTAATTTTGCACCTTTCAACGGCTGTGGTGTAACTTCAGTTGTAAGGGTTGTAGACGCTCTTCCATCAGGAACCATAAAATTCATATAATCGTCTTGTATACAACCAATCCAATACCCAAAGTTTGCATTGCCTTCAGCAAATATAACCAAAACTCTTGTTCCGATATCTGGTGGGACTGCCCACCACCCGTAACTTTTTTGTGTGTTTTGATATCCGTCTTCTTCTTTTAAACCGAATACAGGTGTTACTCCGTAAAAAGGTGAGAGATATTTTACGTTAAGTAATTGTCCACTTCTTTGGGGAGTTCCGCCGGCACCTGTATAGCGTATTAATTCTACTTCAAGTGTGCCCATATATTTGGTGTCAAGGTGATTTGTTACAATAGCTTCATATGGTCCACTATCATAAACACCTGTAAATTCATTTGAAGTTCTTGTATAATTTCCTGACATCAATCTCTCTTAATTACGACCCATTGATTTCCTTGCTGTTCTACATCGAGTCTAGCGTTTGGATCTTTGGTTTTTTTGTATATTTTAGCTGCATTCAATGCAAGTTTTCTATTAGAGTATTTTTTACTAAAAGTACTTGTAGACCAACTCTTTTCCTCTCCGTTTGTATTTCCTTCTGGTAGGTTGACAACTGTAGTTACCGACACAGGTTCAGGACACGGCGTTTGAGTGGGCGCAGGTGGTGGAGGTGGCGGAGCATTCCCTTCTAGTGCCTGTGTTTCAGCAGTAGGTGTATTACCTTCTATAACTTCACCCTCGGCACCTGCGTTGAATTGGTCAGTAGATTCTGTTGTATCACTCGGAGTAGTTCCTGGTAATTGATTCCTACCTCTAGGATCTGTAGCATCAGGATCTGTGCCGGGTGGTACTACTCCTTCGTTAGTACCACCAACATTTGACTGCCCAATATTAGTCTCTGTATGCGGAGTAGCTGCTGCTGCTCCTGTGCCGTGGACTAATAAATCTTTTACTTTTGTTCCTGTTCTAAAATCATATCTATCATCTAGTGGATCTGTAGGTTCATAGACATATACAACACTTGCAGTTGGTAATTCTGATGCAGGCATAGGCTGTGATCCCGGCCTACCTTGTCCTGATACAGCACCTACACTTGTCCCAGCTGCTGCTCTGCCAACTTGCGTTCTTGCACTTGTTCCAGTTTCAGGTAAGGCACCGCTAGGTCCGTCTGAATTTACATCAACTTGTGTAGTTTCGCCAGGCTCGCCTGTTCTTATTTCTTCTAATTCTTGAAACAATGAATCAGGATCGTGATTAGCACGATTGAGTCCGTCGCCAGCATAATAACTTTGTCCTTTTTCAACAATTCTAGATTGGCCTTGTAATCTATAAGGTACAGGCATACTTGCAAATTCTTGTGCAAGTTTGATCATAAATCTATCAGTAGAATATGTACCAGCAAGCCATTCCTCTAATTTTCTATATCTTTTTAAGATACCTATAATTAATGCATCTTGTACATCAGGTGTATAGCGTGTTGTAAGAGGATCTATTCCTAATATATCAATCGCACCCCTTAAAGTCCTTTTAATAAATTGATATCTACCGCAAGCACTTGACCTAAATCCGGTATCTATCCTTTGCTGTTGAAAACGTTGTACTTCTGCGCAGGTCATTTGTACTAATAACGGTTCTGTTGATCCTGGCCATAAACTTGTGTAGGGATCTGCTCCAGCAACTGCTTCTCCTTTTGCTATTAAATCTAATAATAATTTTTCTTGATTAGTTATAGAAACAACTGGCATTTATACTCCTCCGTTGCCGCCAGGGCCTGAAGGTCTATTTTGTACTACAATTTTGTCTTCTGCTTGATTTCTTTGTTCTGCTCTACGCTGTGCAGCAAGTCCTATTGGGCCTACACTCACTGTTTCTCCTCCAGAAAAATCATCGCTCATTTTAGATGACTTAGGAGCACTACCAAAAACATTCTGATTAGGTGTCCAAGCAAAGTCTCCTACTTGCACTACAGGTTGACTAAACACAACATCATCTCCTGCCGTGGTAGATTTATCATTAAAAATACCCATTGCTATCAAAGCCTGATCTTCTTGTGTAGTTGGTACTCTTGACAATGCTGCAACAGCACCTGCTAAATCAACAGGTTCTGTTGTTTGACAAGGATCCGATGCTCCAGAGGTACTGTTTACTGAGTTATTTGCGGCTGCACCGCTGCCGCTACCGGATGCCCCTAAAGTTTCATCTGTTGTTTCTTTGATATTTTTCTCTTCGCTCGGTGTAATAGGATTGCTTCCGCCTGATGGCTCGTCATCTTGTCCTCTACGCCTAATCATTTTAAGTAATTGTCTAAATTGTCCATTAGAAAATGTATTTGTAACAGCCCATATACTGTATAATCCGCTAAATTGAGGCACATTTTGTGGAAATTCCATAGTTGCGCCTTCAACCTGATAGTCAAATGGCGTTTTGAAATTTACAACACAAAACACTTCATTTTGAGCATAGTTCATTGTTTGTTCTGCAAGTACATTTGGATTATCTGTTGCAGTCCCTAAAAAGTTTCCTGTTTGTTGTGGCAGGAAGAACGGATCTCCCCAAATTTCCATTTCAGCTGTAACCATATCTGCAGGAGAATTTATTAATGTGTTGTGGAATTGTACTGCAATACGTTGTTTGATATCGCCGCCTATTCCGTTACCGTTATGTCTAAATGCATTTGTTTCTGAAATTTGTGCACCTGGTTCTCTTTTTGCACCGCCTTCCACTTCAACTTCACTTCCTCTTATTGTATCTGTATTTTGTAAAGTGGTTCTATTTGCTCCGTCAAGTGCAGTTGTTGCGCTATTTTGACCGTAGTTAGCAAAAGCACTTAAGAAAAATGCATTATTAAAAGTTATATCAAAGTTAAGTACATCTTCATTTTTACCAGTATAAAAATAATTGTATTCTTTAGGCGCAAGATCTTTTAGGCCTTGTGTATTTTTCGGACTTTGCGTTGCGCCTAAAAACTTTGCTTCGTCTGTATAATAAGGCAAGACACTATAGACGTAAATTTTAGGTGCTCTTCCTCTTTGTGCTGTTGCTGATGGATTTTTATCAATAAAAACCTGGGTGTCTATTTTGAACCATTTCCTAGTTCCATTTTCGCTTTCTTCTGTTGCTCTTTCTTTACAATACTCGCTATCAAGTAAAACAGAGGTTATAATATCTTCTATTTTTTTGCCTTGTTCAAATTGATAGCTTCTGCCCTTTTCTGCAGGTTTTGCTTCATTAGATGCAATATCTACAATATCTAGTTCGTCTTGATATGAGGCTTCGTTTTCTGCTTGAGGTTGATCTCCGGGTGCAGTTGTATCTATTACAAGATCACTTAATCCGATATCATTCATACTTCCGGTATCGCTTGCAAACGCTTTAATTGTATTAAAAAGTTGGCTAGAAGATTGCACACTATTATCCTCGATACCTTCTTGTTTTATTTCTGTGCTTCTGTCAGTTTCTGGACTAGCAATACCTTTTTCTCTGCGTTGTTGCTCAGGAGCATCAATTGTAAGTGATCCGCCTCCACCAGCCGAACCTGCATTAACTACATTTACTAATGCATCAGGAGTTTTTGGAAATGCAATTATATACCTATCTTCTGCAATAACAGAACCTGCTTGCTCTAATTCTTGCACACGTTCATTAAACACTGCCTGTACGCTTTTTTCATCACCATTTAATATTTCGTGTACTTTTTGTCCTACAGCATTAATAGTTGCTTTGGATTCTTGAATCTTGTCGTCAAGGCCTGTTTCGCTCATAGGAACTGCATTAACTGAATATACTGCTCCTTTTCCTGTTACAGTAAAATCAATTTTTGTTATTAATATAGGTATATAAATTGGTTGTGTAAAACTTCCGGCTGCTGTGCCATATTCGTCCCAACCTACAAAATCAATTTTCAAACAAAAAGGTGCATCAGTATAATTTGCGTATCCTGTTTCTGCGCTTATGCCTATAACTGCTTCTATAAATTGCCCCATTGAATAGGGTTCTACAACTTCAAAACTCAATGTCGTGCCTAAAGACACATTTGTTTTTTTATTCGGTGCAATTACAGCATCTAATTCTAAGTTTTCTATATAATACTCTGCATCTTCGTCGCCCTCAAGATATGTTTTATATCTTTTAGTAAGATTTCCACCGGCGGATTTGAGAATATATTTTTTTGTAAAATCTCCATTTCTATAACTTGAAGGAAAATTAAATTCATTATCATCTAAGATTCCTAGTGTTATAATATAATTCCAACTTATTGCTTCTCTCAATGGATTTGGTAGTTTACTAGCTGCCTTTCCTGAATTAGACGGACTTGTTACTCCTGACCCTGACACAAGTGCAGGATCCCAAGGAGTACTGTAATTTAAATTAAGAAAATTATCAAAAGGAGTTGTACTAGCAAACTCAGTTGCAAGTTGACGTAATCTATCAAACTCGCCGCCTACAGCACCTACTATTTCTCCAATATCTTTAGGTATAACAGTTACAACATTTTTAACCAGGCTTGAAAAATCTCCAAAGCTTCCTACAAGAGTGTTTAATCCTGCAATATCAAATCCGCTTAGTACAGATACTTTACTTTGTATAGAAGTAACATCAGATCCAAATTGACCGCTAACTTTGCTTAGTGTTCCAGACACACTTGCTAGATCACCTAATCCACTTTGTGCCAAGGATTGTCCTTTGCTGAAGCCTGCACTTAATTCCGAATTAAAATCAATGCTGCCCCTTTGGGAAACACCTGCAATAGAATCAGCAATCAATCCTGCTGCTGCGGCTACATTTCCTGCTTGTCCTGGAGAGCTTACTAAGCTATCAAGTTTGCCGGGACTAAAAACATCTAATTGTCCTCTTTGTGCAAAACTTTTTGCTTGGCTAAATGCAGATGCTGCATCAAGAGAACCTACTCCTTTTGAAATAAGATTTTGTGAATTATTAGGAAGTCCATTTGATAAATCTCCTACTGCTTCTCTAATGTTTAATGAAGCTTGCGTGACTTCGCCGACCTTGCCCGGTAATGCACTTGGAATAGCCGCTCTAGTAATAGAATTAACACTAGACACAGCTTGAGAAGCTTGCGAGACTGATTTTACAATTTTAGAAAAATTTAAAGCCATATTAAACGCCTAACACTGATTGTAAATTTTTGCCCTGTGGTAGATAAATTTTTGTTCCTGCAACAAAATCAAATACAGGATCTTTTAAAACATCCGGATTACGCTGTGCAAATATCCACCATAATTCTTTTTTACCATATAAATCATTTGCTAACAAATCTGGTCTAAAATTATATGCAGGTAGTATTTCGTAAAGTGTATCATCGCCTGCTACAGGAACAGGACGAGGTACAAAAATGTCTAAATAACCATTTGAATTTACTTTTGTTCTTCCATATGGACCAAAATTATTGCCAGCCATTATACAAAGCCCTCAGGTTTTCCGACAAATCCGCCTTTTGCAAAATCAGTAAGACTAAACCTTGCTTGTGATCTCCTTGCGTATTGTGGTGTACACGTTACAGTAATTGTAGCTGCTGCAGGCACATAGTTTGTTTCTGTTCCTACAGTAGTTTGAATATAATCTACATCTGCAGGTAAATCTGTTGTAAAATTAGTTATAAGCACAGGTATATTATTCAATACGTGTTTGCCATAACCATTTAATCTACAAACAACAGGAGGTTGGCCAACTAAGTCTCCTTCGCCACCGTAAAACATTTTTGTAGCACTTCGTAAAAAATGCAATGCTGCGATAAAGTATTGAGCATCTGTTGTGGTTTCGTTAATAAATTCGCCAGTGATAGTATAATTATCTACTTGGCTGTTTTCATATGCATTGTATGGAAAATTAGAATGTGTAGGTGTAATTTGACTATAATTAGCACTATGACCTATCAACACCGTAGGAGTGAAGGGGAAAATCATTCTGTTTCCAGTTCCAGCCAAAGGTAAAAGTATATTTCCGGTCATTAAAATTTCTGGAACACTGATACTTACTCTCCAATCAGTTTCGTCTGCAGATGAAATATTACTAGAAAGTATTGCCCTTGTTAATTCTCTTGCTCTAGGTGCAGCATTATATCCAACACCTTGAGTAGCATTTCCAATCATACGAATTGCTGCACCTACATTTGCTAAACTGCCGCCCCTGTTAATTAAATTATCAACGGCGCCAACTGTACTCCGTAAATTATTAGCAATATTTCCAACTTGATTAAGAGTGTTTACAAGTCCGCCTGCTGTGCTAAAATTACGTATGCTGCTAGAAGCCCTGTTAAAATTAGAATTAACATTGTTTATTGTTCTAGATACAGAGTTTACATTGCTAAACGCATTGTTTACTTTAGTTGTAAGATTGTTAAATGCACTAAAAAGTCCCATAGATTATAGTCTCCATTAGTATTTAGTTGACAAAGTTATCAGAGTATATTATAATAAATAATATTAACCTGGAGCCGTTTATGAGACCTAAGAATTACCTAAACAATAAAGATATTCTAAAAGAAATACACAAATCAAAAAATACATTTAATAGCTATGTTGACAAGTCTAATGCTGCATATGACATTATATTAGAAAGTGTAGGAAAAATCAATATTAGAACTATTGCAGAAGCAAAACGTAACAAAGCAAAGAGACTTAGTATAGAAGAATACGATAAACGTAAAGCAGCCGGTGAAAAAGTAAAACAAGCAGAGTGCGAAGTAGATTATAAATCTATAACTAAAGAAGAATTAATTTTTCGTGTAATGACATTCGAACACATTCCGGATGAACCAGGACGCAAAAAGAATCCTAAAACAGTTGCAGATCACAAAACAAAACTAAATTTTCCGCCTTTTCAGCACTACAAATTTAACGATGCCGGAGAGCTTGTATGTGTAGGTAAAAGTCATTGGGTAGGTGGTATGGAAAACGGATATTTTTCAAAAGACCACGGCAAAGCAACAGACAAACTTGCACTTATGTGGATGAAATTGTGTGATCGCTATGCAACTCGTGGCAATGTGAGAGGATACACCTATAATGACGAAATGCGAGGACAAGCAATACTACAACTTGCTCAAATCGGTCTACAATTTGATGAATCTAAAAGCAGTAACCCATTTGCCTACTACACAGCGGCAGTCACTAACTCATTTGTACGTGTTATCAACATTGAAAAACGCAATCAAAACATTAGAGACGACATCCTCGAAATGAACGATTTGACACCAAGCTATACAAGACAGCACCAAGGTGAATGGGAAGCAAGCGTAAAAAGAAACGAAGAAGCATCAATGTCGCCACATTCTAAAGATTAAGGTTGACAAGTGTATAATTACATAGTATACTTTAACAAGTATATATGGAGGATTTTCTTTGTTTAAGAAAGCTGCGGTGTTTACAGACATCCATTTTGGCCTAAAAGGTAACAGTCGTGTTCACAACGAAGATTGTGAAGAATTTATTGATTGGTTTATTGCAACCGCAAAAGAAAATAGATGCGAAACAGGCATTTTCTGCGGTGACTGGCATCATAATCGTAACTCATTAAACTTAACTACTATGGATAGTACTATTCGTAGTTTGGAAAAGCTTGGCGACTCTTTTGAACAATTTTTCTTTTTTGACGGCAACCACGATCTTTACTATAAAGACAAAAGAGACATTAACTCAACTGCATTCAGTAGATATATTCCAGGCATTACCTTTGTTGATGAAATTACTACAATAGAAGATGTTACACTTGTTCCTTGGCTAGTAAGCGATGAATGGAAACAAATGAGTAAACTTAAAAGCAAATATGTTTCTGGTCATTTTGAACTTCCTAGTTTTTATATGAATGCAATGGTACAAATGCCTGATCACGGAGATTTAAGAGCAGAGCATTTTAAAAATCAAAAATATGTTTTTTCAGGACATTTTCACAAACGTCAAAAGCAAGGTGCTATACATTATATCGGAAATGCATTTCCGCACAACTATGCAGATGCGTGGGACGACGATCGCGGAATGATGATACTGGATCGAGAAAACGATGCAGAACCAAAATATATCAACTGGCCAAATTGTCCTAAATATCGAACTGTTAAACTTTCTCAACTTTTAGACGAAACTGATACTCTTGTTAAAAATAAAATGTATCTTAGAGTTACACTCGATTTACCTATTAGTTACGAAGAAGCAAACTTTATCAAAGAAACTTTCATTTCACAATATAAGTGTAGAGAGATTACACTTATTCCTCAAAAACAAATTGAAGAAATTACAACTGATCTAGATATTGCACAATTTGAAAGTGTAGATCAAATTGTAGCAGGAGAAATAGCAGAGTTAGATACAGAAAATTATAACAAAGGACTCTTGCTAGACATTTATAACGGACTAGAACATTAATGATTCGAATAAAAGATCTTACAGTTAAAAACTTTATGAGTGTGGGAAACCAAACTCAAGCAGTAGATTTCAACAAAGAACAACTTACTTTAGTGCTTGGCGAAAACTTAGACCAAGGAGGTGACGATTCCGGATCACGCAACGGTACAGGCAAAACCACGATAATCAATGCATTATCCTACGCCTTGTACGGTCAAGCACTGACCAACATCAAACGTAATAACCTTATTAATAAAACTAATAGTAAGGGGATGTTGGTCACCCTACACTTTGAAAAAAATGGTCAAGATTTTAGAATTGAAAGAGGACGTTCTCCAAATGTTTTAAAATTTTATATTAACGATCAAGAGCAAGATTTAATTGACGAGTCGCAAGGCGATAGTCGAAAAACACAAGAAGATATCAACAACTTGCTCGGTATGAGTCACGATATGTTCAAACATATTGTTGCACTTAATACATATTCAGAACCATTTTTATCAATGAGAGCAAACGATCAACGTGCTATTATTGAACAATTACTTGGTATTACACTATTAACTGAAAAAGCAGATGTTTTAAAAGAAAAAATTAAAGAAACAAAAGATACTATTACATCTGAAACACTAAAAATAGAAGCAATACAAACTGCTAACAGCAAAATTGAAAGTACAATCGAAAGTTTGCAAAAAAATCAACGTGCGTGGCAAGCTAAACAAAAAACCGATATTGAAAAATTAGAAAAAGGTATCCAAGAACTAGAACAAGTTGACATTGATAACGAACTAGATGCTCACGAAAAATTACAAAATTGGACTGAGTTAAATAACGCAATTACGGCTCTTAATAAAGAAAAAAGCACACTCGAGAGCGCACTATTACGTGCCACTAAGAGCGTCGAGAAGGCAGAAAAAGATATCGCAAATCTTGAAGATGCTACTTGTTATACTTGCGGTCAAGCATTACACGACGATAAAAAAGAAGAAATTGAAAACAGAAAACAGAAAGAATATAGTGACGCACTTGCATATCAAACTGAAGTTGCAAATAAATTACAAAGTGCTCTTGACAATCTAAACGAGATTGGAAATATTAACGGCAAACCTAAAACATTTTATGAAACTGCAAAAGAAGCATATGATCATAGAAGCAATGTTGATAATTTAAAACAAGCACTTACAAATAAGCAGCAGGAAATTGATCCTTATCAAGATCAAATTGACGAACTAAACACATCTGCAATACAAGAAATAAATTGGGATGTTGTTAACGACTTAACTAGTTTTAAAGAACACCAAGAATTTTTGTTAAAGCTATTAACTAATAAAGACTCGTTTATACGGAAAAAAATTATCGATCAAAATCTTGCGTACCTAAACAACAGACTTACATATTATTTAGACAAACTAGGATTACCACATCAAGTTGTATTTCAAAATGACTTAAATGTTGAAATTACACAACTTGGTCAGGACTTAGACTTTGATAACCTGTCACGTGGCGAACGTAACCGCTTGATACTCGGGTTAAGTTTTGCATTCCGTGATGTTTGGGAAAGTTTGTATCAGCACATTAATCTATTGTTTATCGACGAGCTTATTGATAGTGGTATGGATACAGCAGGTGTTGAAAACTCACTAAGCATACTTAAAAAAATAGGCAGAGAGCGAGATAAAAACATTTACCTAATCAGTCACAAGGATGAACTAGTAGGCAGAGTTAATCACGTACTCAAAGTAATAAAAGAAAACGGATTTACTAATTACGAGAATGATATAGAAGTTGTAGAATAATGGAAAGTGACACACACGATCAATTAGTTGAAGCATATTTAGAATACTTTAGAGCCAACGAAACGTTTGAAAGACAAAATAGTGTCCGAACACATCGTTATGTACGGAAGTGTTTGCGGAATATCAGACAACTAGCAAAAGATCGTTCTGAAGAAATACACGAATATCACAATTCTACAAGGAAAACCAGAAAAGGCAAAGACTAAATTAAAAAAAAATACATAACATATGGATTGGACATATCAAGGTAAACAAATCAATGTAATACCAGAAGAATACGAAGGATTTGTTTATCTCATAACCAATCTAAAGACTGGGCAGAAATACGTAGGCAAGAAACTAGCAAAGTTTAAAACCACAAAGCCACCACTAAAAGGCAAAAAGAACAAACGCAGAGGCTACAAAGAAAGCGATTGGAAAGACTATTGGGGATCATCTGATAGACTCAACGCTGATGTTGAAGCACTAGGCCCAGAAAACTTCACAAGAGAAATTCTATACCTATGCAAAGGCAGGGGCGAAATGTCCTACATAGAGGCAAGA